GATGATGATACTTGGAAATTATTTGGATCTTTAATTAAGGAAAAGACTGCTAATTATGATGTTGATGGATTGGTAACTCCTAAATTATATCACAAACTGAAACTAATTAATGAATTAAAGAATAATGGTGAATTTAAAAATTTTAGCTTAACTAGTAATAAACCATATTTTTATTATTTTTATAATAGTGATAGTATGATTAAGTTTGTTTTTGATGATTCTAATTTTTGGATTGATATTAATAGACAATTTTTAATTAGTAAAATTATTGCTAGATCATTTTGTATTGGTGGTGTTGGTATTGATGGTATTACTGGAATTAGGGGAATTAGTGGTACTCCAGCTAATAGAGAATGTTATATTGTTAAAATAAATAACAAGTTCTCTATTAGTATTCCTACTCCTTTATCTGATCAACCTATTTCTGTTCGCGGGTTTAAAAGGGACAAACAGGTTTTTGAGGTTTTAGTTGGTCTTGATGGTTCTATTCCTAAAAATGATTATTTTAAGAGTCTTTCTTTTAAAAATAATGAACTTGTTGGTGAATTAATTGGCGATTATGATTTGAAAGCTAGACAACGCGGGCCTGTTGGTTATGTTGGTTCTGATGGTGTTGATTATTTGCAGATTAAATCTGATATTTTAAATCAAGCTGATAATTTATATAAATGTGCTGTTATTAATTTTAGATCTTCTGCTGTTGATGGTCAATTAGTTTGGAAAAAGAATGATTTATTGTTTTCTCCTAATTGTGTTTTTGGTGTTAGTGCTGATGGTGGTATTAGTAATGGTGATTTGTTTGTTGGTGTTGAACTTACAACTGATGAATGTAAGTTTATTGAAGTTGTTAATCCTGAGGTTATTCTTGATAAGTTAGGTTTGGATCTTCCTTCGTGGACTCCAATTCCTGGTTGTTATGATCAGAGCAGGTTTAAGTTTGCTAATTTTGATTGGTATAAGCAGTTTGATCTTCCTTTTGATATTCTTCCTAATCCTGAGCCTAAGCTTACTAGTTGTGCTGTTCCTTTTTGGTTTTGTGGGAATTCAGGGAATCTGCCTTGTGATGATCAGATTGATATTAATATTCCTATTATGAATTATGATAATAGTAGTAGTTCATCAAGTAGTTCTAGTTCTGAGTCATTACAATCAGAACAATCTAATAGTTCAGAATCATTAAGTAGTAATAGTTCAGAGTCAAATAGTTCTAATTCTTCTGATAGTTCTAAATCTTCTGAATCGTTTAGTACTAAATCTTCTGATAGTTCGCAATCAGTTAGTACGTTATCTTCAAATAGTTCTCAATCTTTGAGTACTCAGTCTTCAGATAGTTCTCAACAACTTAATTGTTGTGATTTTTCTTTATATAATGGAAAGACGCTTTCTATTACAGTTGAGAGTTGGCAGAATATATGGTCGCCATTTGATGGAAGTTGTGTAAATTATTATTCGAAACATGTATATACTGGTACTATGACTTCTGATTTTGATGATGATGGGTATTGTATTTATCAAAGATTAGAAAATGTTAGTCACGTATATGGTTCTATTGGAGAACCTACAACATGCCCATCAGATTGTTATGATTATCGGACTCCAGTAATAACTACTGAAGAGGACACGGAGACTGTATATTGGAAGTGTTGTAATGCTTCCGATTATGGTGGTGTCGGGAAAGTATACTTTCCTTCTGTTGGCTCTTTGGGAGAGCCACCTATTGCAGCTTTTTTGGCAGGTTCATATTGTGGGCCAGATACTTGTTACTTATCGTCGCCAGGTTCGGATAGGACAGAAACCATACAATGCACATTAGACAGTACTTGTTTTAGTATGGATGCTGTAGCTATGTGTTGTCTTCATAAATACGAAAGTACTGATTGTACGCCTCCAATATATATAACTGATCCATATTCTGTATATCGTTTGGAGTGGCATGTAACGATAACATAACAATTACATAATTATTCAATAATTTCATAATGATAAATAATTTGGAGGTTTTATGGATAGAGAAATTCATCTTTATGTTGATGGTAGGTCATTTAACAATTATGGATCTGGTTTTGCTGTTGTTATGATTTCTAAAAATAATAAGTGGTTAAGATCATTAGTTTATGGTAAGTATTCTGTTAATCAAATTGATTTATTAGCTGTAAAATTTGCTTTACTTAGTATTAATAATCATGCTAAATCTTATAAAATAACTGTTTATACTAAAAATGACTATATAGTTGGAGTGTTTAACAGGATTAATGGAATATATGTTCAAAATCCATCGTTCAATATTGATTTTATTAATGATGTAAAGAAAATTATTGAAGGTAAAAATATTACTTTTGAAAAAGTAATAAATTCTGATATTTCTCAAATTTGTAAGGATATGGCTATTGATGCAGTTAAGAATAAGAAAATTGTAGATATAAAAAGATAGTAGTCGAATATAACATTAGATGACTGATTATTATCCAATTAATCCTAAAGATGCTGAAAAGTTTAAAACTGAATCTGGATTGTCTATATTTAATAAGGAAGATAATACTTGGAAAAATATTGGAGTAGTTGATTTAAAATTAGCTTCTGAAAATATTGATGGACTAATATATCCAGAATTATATGAAAAACTAAAATTATTAAAAGATGTCATAAATGATGGATTATATAATTTTAGTTTAACTAATAATAAACCATATTTTTACTTATTTAATAACAGCGATAGTTTATTAAAATTCATATTTAGTAATAATGAATTGTGGATTGAAATAAATAAATCTTATTTAAACCAAAAAATTATTTCAAGATCATTTGTTGGTGGTAGTAAAGGACGAGAAGGATTAGTTGGACAAGCTGGTAAATCTGGAGTACCAGCACCAAATGAAAGATTTTTAACTAATATAAATGGCATAGTCGATATTAATTTATTTATTGATAATGATGGACCAATATCAATACGAGGATATAATAATCGTAAAGTTAAATTTTTTGAAGTATTACTAAATCTTGATGGAACATATACTGATAATGAATATTTCGAATATATTAAATTAAATGGTAATAATTTGAAATTGAAATTAAAAGATTCATCATATCTTTTAAAAATAAGACAACGTGGTCCAAAAGGATTTAATGGATTTGATGGTGTTAATTATGTAGAAATCAATTCATATAATAATAGTATTGATATTGTCAAAGATGTTATTACTAATTTTTATATATCTGGTAATAATTTTGTATTTAATAGATATATTTTAGATTCTTTTAATTGTGTTTTTGGTGTTAGTGCTGATGGTGGTATTAGTAATGGTGATTATTTTATTGGTGTTGAGTTGACGACTGATGAGTGCAAGTTTATTGAGATTGTTAATCCTGAGGTTGTTCTTGATAAGTTAAGTCTTGATCTTCCTGCTTGGACTCCGGTTCCTGGTTGTTATGACCAGAGCAGGTTCAGATTCGCTAATTTCGATTGGTATAAGCAGTTTGATCTTCCTTTTGATATTCTTCCTAATCCTGAGCCTAAATTGACTAGTTGTGCTGTTCCTTTTTGGTTTTGCGGTAATAGCGGTAATCTGCCTTGTGATGATCAGATTGATATTAATATTCCTATTATGAATAATGATAATAGTAGTAGTTCATCGAGTAGTTCTAGTTCTGAGTCATTACAATCTGAACAATCTAATAGTTCAGAATCATTAAGTAGTAATAGTTCTGATAGTAATAGTAGTAATAGCTCAGAATCTAATTCATCAAATAGTAATAGCTCACAATCAATTAGTACTTTATCTTCAAATAGTTCACAGTCATTAAGTTCTCAATCGTTAAGTACAGATAGTTCATTATCATCTGGACCACATTGTTGTGATCAGGATTCATTATATTCTGGTAAGTCTTTAACTGCATACATGACTGTAACAGATTATAGTGCTGATGGTGGTGGGCCACTTTATACCTGGACTGAAAAGATTTATGTATTCACTGGTTCTCATGTTTCTGGTAGTACTTTTACTGGTACTGCTACTATATATACTTATACATATACTGAGGGTTGTTGTGATGGTTGGTCTGAGGGATGGACAAATTGTAGTAATCGACCATTTAATGATCCAGAACCAGAAATTGAAACAGTTAGTGGTGTTTTTGAAATAGTTTGTACTGAATCTGGTACTGTAATTTATACTCCTGATTCTAATGGTCTTTTTGATGATGCTCTTATTTCAGAAGTGATTGATGGTGATGGTGTAGCAAATTGTGGTTATGATTATGATTGTATTGATGCTGGAATTGATGCTCATACTATTAATTGTAGTGATTATTGGAATAGTGAATGTATGAGTGGTGGTGGTGGTAAATCAATATGTCAGACTAATTATTATCCGTATACTAATTGTGAAGATTTTTATACGATAAGTTCTGTTGTAAGTAAGAATATTTATATTAGTTATTTTATAACTTAATTATTTCCATATTATTGCTTCTTTGAACCATTTTGGCAATAATGATTTTGATCTTGCAAAAAATGATTTAAAATCTTCATCTAATATATAAGTGTCAGCATAGTCTGTTTCTGATCTTATTGATCTACCATAAGCTTGGCAAATTCGTAAAGCAGTTAAATAATTGTAATAATCTTGCGATATTTTCATTCTCATTTCTAATTGTGGATCTTCTTTAAATGCTGGATATGGCACTTTGAGTATTATTTGGAAACGAGAAAGGTCGTCTTTCATATCGACGCCTTCGTGTATTGCTGGTGCTATAATTATTCCATTTTTACTTTCTGAATGTGCAATTAACATTTTTTCTTTGTCTTGATAATCTTTTTGGAAGAATAATCTTTTTCTTAATTCTGGTGTTGAGTTGTTTAAAACATAACTTGTTAATTCAAAGCTTTGTGAATGTATTATTCCTCTATCTTTTTCGTGTTTTGAACATATTTTTTCTATGTCTTTGATCATTATTGGTATTGTTTTTTCTTTATTTTTATAACTCATACTTCCGCTAGGTTTATAATGTATTAATCTATTTTCTATTGGGAATGTACTATCTATTGATATATATTCGTAATCATCTTGTTTAATTCCTAAACAATCAGCCACTATTTTTACGTCTAGTATTGTTCCACTCATCATTAATATATGCTCTGCTTTACTGAATAATATTGGGTTTGCAAAGTTTTTAACAAATAATGGTTTTAAGGTTACGCTTCTATATGTTTTTTTATTTTCGTATTTTACTACCCAATCTTCTCCACTTGATACTGTTTGTTTGAATTCTTTATATTTTAGTCCTATTCCTTTCCAATATGTTTCGTCTTCTTCATTTCCTGAGGTTAATGCTTCTTTAATGTTAGATATTATGGTGTCTGGTATACCATTATCTTCGAAGAATATTAGGTATTCTTCTGCTGTTTCAAGTTTTGGAAATTCTAAGTTAAATGGTGTATCAACGAATGATAACGATATATAATTCATTAGTACGGATTCGCTTAAATGACATTCATCAATAGTTAGTAGGTCTTTGTAACTCCATAATGATTTTGCTATTTCAGTTTGAAATATGAAGCTATGATAATTCATTAATACTGCATCTGAATTTGCTGCTTTATCTCTCTGTATGTAGTATGGGCAGCAATGAATACCATTTTCTTCATCTTCACAAAATTTAAATCTGCTTTTACCTTTCTTTTTGCATTCTCCACGAGCACAATCCAATTTTAGATTTACCATATCTTCTAGATGTTGTTTTTCAGCTAATGATAATGTTTTATCTTGTAATTTTCTTTCATAATAATTACATGGATATGCATTGCGACCTTTTAATTCTATCATTGGTTGATTATTGTTTGTCCATATTCCTGTTTCGCCAAAGTCTTTTGATAATTGTGATTGTAACATTTTTTGTGCTGTTATATAATAATATGTTTGGAAATAATTTCCAATTGTATACCCTATTGCTGATTTTCCTGAACCTACTGGTGCTTCTATGAATACAAATTTTTTTCCAGACTCAAATGCTTCTATTGCTTTATATATTAATTCTAATTGTCCTGGTCTTGCTTTTGGATATGGAAAGCAGGATTTTATTTTGTTTATATCTAGCATTTTCGTTCTTGTTATTTTATTTGGTGGTAATTAATAATATGGCTGAGTCTTGGCGTGGTTTGATTGCAGAAAGGTATGAAAATGGTATGTTCAGAGTAAAACCGCCAATTCCTTTAGTTAAGGTTGAAGATATACCTAAGAAATCAGTTGTTGAATTTGTTTCAAATACTTGTAAAGATATTAAAGAACCTGATGTTGTTCCAATACATAAGGAAGCGCCAGAATATAGTATAAAAGAAGATCAAGCTGCTGAAATGAAGTCTGATGAGGATATTGAAGAAATTAATCTGGATAATATATCGAAACCAATTGGTGTACATAAGTTAAGTAATCTTAAAGTTTCATGGGTTGAAAATAGATCTAAGAATAAAGGTGATCTTCAAACTTTAGAATGGGGGAGAGAACCAAATATTAGTTTTGTAACTGGTAAAATTCAATTTCCAGTTCCTATGTTTTGGGATTCAGAAGGTCATAAATTACATTTTGAAGATAGTGCTAGGGGTAGTTCTGTAATACTTGCTGGTCCTAGTGGTCAGCAGTATTCTGGACATCATTGTATTGGGGTTAACAATAAATTTTATTCTATGTTTAAGTTTATAACTTCAAGTTTTGATGATGTTAGCATTAATATGTTTAAATCGCAGTCTTTTAAATTTATGCCTCTCGAATATGCTAGAAAGATTAGACCTGATGGTGTTTATAATTTTCATAGTCCGTTTAATTGTTATTATATGAGGAATGATAAGTATCAACGTAATAATTTTTGGTATGAGGATAGTTTTTTTTATGATGATAATATTGCATATAATGATTTGATTGTTAGTTTGAGATTGTTATATATTATTGGCTATAGAACTGTTTTTCTTGATGGTTTTGTTCCTAAAAATGGAGATTTTTCAATTTATGATGATGTTATTAAGAATTCTGTTGGTAAATTAAAAATTTTTGATATTGGAATTAATGGTAATATTAGGAATATTGAGAAATTTAATCGTTCTAAAGCAATGTCTTTATGTATATTATTATGAATGACCAAAGTATTAATTACTGCTGATTGGCATTTCGGTCATCCAGAAAGATTGGATGATTTGAAATGGGCTTTTTTAAAGGTTATTGATTATTGTAGTGATAATAATATTAGTAAGATATTTATGCTTGGTGATTTGACTCATAATCGTGAATACTTAACACATGATGTTAGTAATGTTATTATTGAATTATTTAATGAAATGAATTCTAGAAATATTGAGATGATATTGTTTCCAGGTAATCATGATATGTTTAATAGATTTAATTGGGATATTACTTCATTAAAACCATTTAGCAATGTTGTTAATATTATTAATGATGTGTCTAATTTTGTTTATGGTGGTAGAAAATTTTGGTGTGTTCCATTTATTGAATCTGAAAAGGTTTATATGAAGGTTATTGATACTATTAGCAAGATGGCATCTAGTAATGATGTATTATTAACTCATATTGGCATTTCTGAAGCTACTTATAATGTTTGTTTTTTGATTCAGAATTGGAGTATTGTTAATTTTGATAGTACTGTTTTTTCAAGAGTTTATGCTGGTCATTTTCATTGTCATCAGCAGGTTGGTAAGGCTTGGTATCCTGGTAGTCCTATAGCTTTTAGATTTGATGAAGGATTAGTTGATCATGGTTTTATTGTTTATGATATTGAAAATAATGATCATTCATTTATTAATATTAATGATATTGTTAGTGAATCAGATAGTATTCCTCCTGATTTTATTACATCTGATGATGTTGATTTGATTATTAATAATGTTAAAGGTAATAATGTTAAAATTTTACTTAAGGATGGGCAAGATGAAGCTGAAATTAAGAAGAGATTGAGAGATGCTGGAGCTTTAAAAATTGTTACTGTAAAGCCAAAAGAAAAGGTTTTAAAATTTAATAAAGGTGAGATGCTTAAGGGTGGTAAAGATATTTTTGAATCTTGGATTAATTATGATAATCCAGACGGTCTTGATAAACAAATTTTGTTATCTCTTGAGAAAGATATTAGATCACAAACCAGATTAGAGGTTGAAGACCATGATATCGATTGATTACGTTGAATTTAGGAATTTTTTAGGCTATGGTGATTATGTCACTAAATTATCGTTTAGTGATTATAAGGGTATTGCGCTTATAACTGGTGAATTTGATGATCATGATACTCCAGGCGATGAGAGAAGATGTGGCGCTGGTAAGACTTCTATTATAGAAGCTATAGTTTATTGTTTGTTTGGTAGTTTAACATATATTGAAAAGCCAGGTGATAAAGTTGTTAATTGGAATACTGGTAAAAATTGTTATGTTAAGATTAGAACTATTGATGGTTATGAAATAATTCGTACTAGAAAAATGTCTGGTAATAATGAATTAATAATTTTAAAAGATGGTGAAGATGTTACTAAATCTACATCAATACCAAGTCAAGAATTTATTAATAATACTTTTAAAATAGATTATAGAACATTTGTTGTTAGTGTAGTGTTTGGTCAATTGAGTGAAGGATTTCTTAGTGTTACAGATTCTAAAAGGAGAGCGATTTTTGAAAGATTTATTAAAATTACATCATTTAATTCTATAGCTGCTACGGCTAAAGAATTTATTAATAAATTAGAAACATCCATATCAGGACTTGATTCAAAGATTGATGTTTTAAAACAATCAAAGGAATCTATTGATGTTGAAATAATTAGTTTACTTAATAAAGTTAAGGAATTTGATTTAAGTAAAGAAAAGCAAATTAATGACATTAAAAATTATCTTAATAATAATAAAATTAATTCTGAATTAAAAATTGATAAAGTTAAATCTGAAATAGATGTATTAAATGAAAAAGCTAAAAAGTTTATAATGGTTGATGTTGATGATGTGAAATTTGAATGGAAGAGATATGATGAACTGAAATTAGAAAATGATAAACGACTTGCAAATAAGAATGAACTTATTCAATTAAAATCAAAATTTGAGATTAAACTTAGTGGAGTTATTGCTGAATTAAAAGGATATAATGATAAATTGGCATATATTAAAATTGTAGATGAAAAAGAATTAGAAAAACAATTTGATAATTATAATAAATCAATTGGCCAAATTAAAGATCTTAAAACTAAAAAAGAATTGTTAGTTAAAAATATTAATAATATTGAATTTAGAATTGGTAAATTGGAATCTGAAACCAATACTAGTAATATTTCAAAAGTTAAGTTATTACAGGTTTGTGATAAATGTTTTAATGAAATAAACAGTAGTCGTATTGAAAAAGTCATTAATGAAAAGAAATTGGAACTTGATTCTATTAAGCTTGAATTAATTGAGTTAAAATCAGCAAAATCGAAAATTGATAATTTTATTGTTAAATTAGAATCTGTTGATGAGCCAGAATTATCTGTTGAAACATTAAAAAGTAATATTAAATTAAGAGATGATATTGCTTCTAAAATAAATGATATTAATGCCTTAAAAATAAAATTGGAAGCTTCTATTAAAGATTGTAATAATCAGATTGACAATATTGAGTTTGCTAATATTGTTAAGCCATCAACTACTATTGATGAAGCCGTTAATCAGAAGAATGATTATGATAATATAAAGAAAGATATAACTATTAAGGAATCAGATATAATTAATATAAAAAATAGCTTTAAGGATGAAATAATTAGTGCTCAAGATAAAATTAACAAGATTAGACTATCAGATAATCCTTATGCTGCGTTAATTTTTGATAAGAAATCAAAATTAGACGATTTGGTTATTAAAATTACATCAGAGATAGATGAATGTAATAAATCTAAAAAGATTAGGCAACATGTTGAATATATTAAAGATAGTTATTATAATAAGAAGAAAATGAGAGCTTTCTGGATTAGTGAAATTATTCCCGCTCTTAATAAATTTATTAAATATTATTTTGATGCGTTTGAAATTAATAATTCTATAGAGTTTGATGAATTTTTAAATTATAAAACTGATAAGTGGGATTTTTCTACCCATTCTGGTGGTGAGAAGAAGGAGATTGATTTGAGCATAATGTTTGCTTTGAATGATATGCATTCTAATGTATTTGGTCAACAGTCTAATTTTATGGTGCTTGATGAGGTCGATGGTAGGGTTGATCCGTTTATTATTAATAGACTTACATCACTGCTTAATGATGACATTGTGAAACGTGATAATGGGTTAACTAATATATTTATTATATCTCATAAGGAATCTATGAAGGATAGGTTCCCTCATAAGATTAAAGTAAAAAATAAAGGAGGAAACGCATACATTGTTAAATAAAAGAGTTAAGGATGAAATGGTAAGAGTACTCCAGAAGGAGTATCTTAGACGTTCTTTAATTGAATATTTTGGTAATAAGGGATATGAAAAAACTTTTAATATTTGTGCTTATCCACCATCTTTAATGGATTTATCTGAACAGCCGTTTTCTAATAAATCGATAGAAGTTGCTTTTAATATTGAAGATATTGATTTAGTTGATAATTCTGTTAAGGTTGCGTGGAATGTATTTGTTCTTGGCAATAAGAGGATATTTTTAGGATATACTAATCATCAAAATTTTACTGATATTAAGAATAGTAAGAATACTATTAAAGATTATAATGGTCCTATAACTATTAATAAAATTATTGAGTTTATTATTGAATTTTTGGGTAATTCAAATCAGATTTTTGATATTAATAGAAAGCCTACTAATAATAGTTTTGTTAATAAACCGTTGATTAGTAAGTATTAATCTTTTGGTGTTCCTACTAAATCAACATATACTATACGCATTTCTGAATATAATTGTTTAGTATAATTTAAATCAAATCCTAAAAACTCGCTGATATATTTTTGGACGGGTTTTGTTGTTTTATACTTATCTTCATATTCTTGTGGTGGATTCATTATTACTTCAACTATCTTCTTAGCGTCTTCTGATAAATTTTTATAAAATATTTTTACTGTGTCTTGGTCTTTAAATTCTTCTGGATTCATACTGGCTATCTCCGGAATTTCTGATTCATCGTTTTCATCCCTGTAAACTGATTTTGTAATGATTCTGGTTGATTTGATTGTCTTTCTTGATGTATATGCATGTGCTGAGTTATTGATTTCGATTGATTCATGAGTTATCTTTATATCTAATTTATTAAAATACTTCTCTAATAATTCATTGAGTTTTGTTATTGTTTCGGATGATTCTAAATTAAGATTCTTGTATATCTGGAATTTAATTTCAGAATTATGATTTATTTTAGGATTTAATAATTTTATAATATCTTTTTTAAGTAATTCAAATTTTGAATTTATTGTTATTTTGTCTTGACTTATTATTATATCTATATTTTTGTTATTATAATAGTCTATTAATGAATTTATTTTTGATATAGTTGATGAGTTGAATAAATTTGTATCGGTTACTATTTCACATTCTCCAAATGAATATTCTTTTACTGTACTATGTCCATTTATTAATTGTAATATTTCATTTTTAGAATTTTCATATGTTGAAATATTCTCATATATTTCTGATTTTCTTATTGATGGTTTATTTTCAAGTAATATTTGTCTTAGGAAGTTGAATACCCAAGTTTGAAAGAATTTTTTTCTTTGTACTTCATCTACTATGGTTTGATGCGATGCTGGGTGTTTTCCCCACCCACATTTTGCTGCTACTGCTGCTTTCCATACTGCAACTAAGAATTCTTGTTCTGCTGTATCTGGATCTGATTTATAATCTGATCCTATAGTATACTTCAATGCCATTTTAAATTGTGTTTTGCATGCTTGTAAATTAGGATCGTTTGATACTAATTTTATTATTTCTTCTACTTCTGATCTAGTTTTTTCATCCATGTCTCTCATGGTGTTCTTGATAGAACCTCTAAGGTAAAGAACTGGCATTTGCATGCCTACACTGCTGCTCATATTCGCCTCGTATTTGAATGGAATGGATAAACCTAAGTCTACTAAGTTTTATGTTAACTCAAAGGAATTGGAAGAGTGGTGGGCAGGCTGGAATGATACCGGAGATGATAGAAATTGGAAGCATATGTCTGAGATGCTTTACCTTATTTGTTTGGGTATTTCTAAAAATTTTAGACCTAAAGATGATGAGGAACATTATAATCTTTCTAACGAAGCTGCAACTAAGCTTTTTGATAAAATTAAAACTGGTAGATTGAAATTTAAACCAACTTGTCTTGGTGGTAGTCCTGTATTCAATCTTGTAACTACTACTGTACAAAGGCTTTTGTGTTCTTTTAAAAATAGCGATAAAAGACGTAAGAAAAATCATTCCTCTTATGTTCGTCATATTGTTCAGGCTCAAGCTCCAGAGCTTCTTGGTCATCTAAACAATTTTTATGACAACAGCAGCGGCGTAAATTATAACGAATAAAAAATTAAAAAGAAAATATTCAGAAAATATATAAAATGGAAAAAAGAATTATTCCTGTGGTTAGACAATTTAATATTAAACGTATACAATCACCAATTCCAAGAATAAAGAATAAAGAAGTAATAAATGATGTAATAAAGCGTTCACAAGTTATTAAAAATAAAATTGGAACACAAATTATTCAACGACCAGTTAAAGTAGTACAAAATAATGTACGTATTGCAAAATATGTTAAACAATCTATTAGAGTCCCAAATCCTATTATAAAAGATTATAATTATAATAAGTTAATGAGTATAAAAAATTCAGGTAAGGGCAATATATTAGTAATGATAGCGTGTGGACCATCAGTAAATGAAATAGATTTATCACCATTAAAAAATATTAATAATTTGAAAACAATGATAATTAATAAACCAGTTGATAGTGTTTGGCCATCTAATTATTGGGCATTCTGTGATCATAGCCAGTATGTTAGAAACCAAAGAGCTTTTGAAGAATATACTGGATTATTGTTGAATAGCATTGGTGTTAAAGCCAGAAGATCTAATCAAATTCTTATATCAGCAAGACAAGGTAAAGGATTCAATAAAGACATAACACAAGGATATTTTATTGGTAGAAGTAGTGTTTATGCTAATATGCAAACAGCATTATTCATGGATTTTGATAAAATATTTATATTCGGAATAGATATGTGTGCAGTAAATGGTAAAACACATCATTATGGTGATGGATCAAATCCAGATGTTGAAACTAAAATAAGAATTCAGAGATTTAATTATGAAGCTGATCATTATATGAACGCTTCTAGTATAATGTCATCTGAAGATAGAAATAAATTTTATTTTTGTTCATCTTATAATAAATTTCCATTTATAGAAAAGTTTAATAAATTAGACCATAAAATTGCTGTAAATTATATACTTGAATTACCAGAAATTAAATCTTCGTGCAAAAGTATAATGTGAAGATAGCGGTAAAGACCGTGTTGAAAAACCTTAATACGGAGCAGTCATGACTAAGAAATCAGACTGGACCATAGCAATTGAAAATGTTGGTGAAGTTGAAAGATTGAAATATGAGTTAAAGGTTGCGAATCAAAAATTATCAGTTTATGAGCAAGCTGGCGATACAACAATACATGAGATTCCAAGTTATAAACCATTGCACGGTGAAGCTATTGCTGTAGCTGTTTTAAGTGATGTACATGCTGGTGAACGAGTAGATCCAGAAGATGTGCCAGGAACTTATAATATTTATACTCCAGCAATATGCCGTAAGAGATTAGAACAATTTGCTCAAAGAGTTGTAATGTTAACTGAAGCAAATAGAAGTTTCATTAAAATAACCGATCTTTGTTTAAATTTAGCCGGTGATTTAATGACTGGACACTTACACGATGATCAAAAAGAATCAAATTGGTTATCACCACTAAAAGAATGGTTATTTGTTCGTAATGAAATTAATTCAGTTATAAAATATATTTTAGATAATGGCAAATTTGAAAGAATAATAATACCATGTTGTTTTGGTAATCATGGAAGAATGACCATAAAGCCGCGTGCAAAGACCGCACCAGATACAAACCTTGAATGGATGTTATATCATATTTTAGAAAGTGATTGGAGAAACGAGAGCAGAATAAAATTCCATATTGCTCATGGATCACAACTTTATTTGGATTTATATGGTTTTGCATGCAGATTTATGCATGGTGATGATGTGACTTATAGAGGCGGTGTTGGCGGATTGGCAGTACCATTGGGTCAGGCAATCAAAGATTGGGATAAAGTAAAAGCTGCATCATATACGTTTATGGGACACCACCATACAGCAAGAGATTTTGGTAACGTTATTGTTAATGGTTCTGTTATTGGATATAATGCATACGCTCTTAAAAACCATTTCCCATTTGAAAAACCAAGACAGCAGTATGTTTTAATTGATAGAGATAACGGTATATCATCAGTACAAAGTATACGATGCCATTATACACCAAGGAAACAAAAAGATGACTAAAAAGAAAAGTGATAAATGGAATAGCGCTTTTGAACAGTTACGTTTAAAAGAAGCTACTCCACCAGTAGGATCTCAATCTATAGAAGATATTTCAGCAATGACAGGCATATCTGAGGATAAAGTACGTGAAAATTTGAAATTATTAATTAAAGCTGGTAAAGTTGAAATATTCCGTGGTAAAAAATTAACTCAAAACAAAATATTGGTTCCAACAATTTATTATAAACTTATAAAATAATAACTGTATTTTATAATTACTGTGATATGTAAAATATGCAAAACATGTGGTCAATCAAAGGATATAAAGTGTTTTATAGTAAGTAAGAAGATAATATCAAAATGTCGTGATTGTAGATTGATAACATCAAAAAATTATCGTGATACACATAAAGAGTCAATCAGCAAAGCAAAAAGTAAATGTTATTATGCTAAAAAACATGAATATAATACTAAAAATAAATTTAATGCTGAAAGATCTTACAATAGTTTTATATCGTCATTATTTAGTAGTGTAAAAAAGAGAACTTTATCTAGAGAATATTTTAAATTAAATAGAAAAATAACAAGGAAAGTAATACAACTTGCTGTAACAGTTGATGATATTGTTAATATTTATGAAAATCAAAATGGCAGATGTGCAATTAGCAATATAAAAATGAAACATGAATTTGGAAAATTAGAATCTATATCGATAGATAGAATAAATTCAAATGAAGGGTATAATATTGATAATATTCAGTTGATTTGTCAGTTTATAAATCTTGGTAAACACAATAAATCAAATAATGAGGTTATTGATTTTTTGAATAATTTAAAAGAAAAATTATGTAATGCGTAAAAAACAACCTATTTATCAAAAAAGATGGATTGAAAAATCATATATTAATTTTTTGAATACTTTATTTATTAGTAATAAGTCAAAATTTGAAAATAGCAATATAACTTTAAAATTATTATTAGAATTATATAATAAACAAAATGGTGAATGTGCATTAAGTAAACTTAAAATGTCTAATAAAATTGGTGATTTATATGCTATATCAATAGATAGAATTAATAACAATTTCGGCTATAATATAAATAATATACAATTAGTATGCCAATTTATTAATTTAGGTAAGAATAGACATTCAAATGAAGATGTATTTAAGTTTTTTGAACTACTAAAGGAGTCTTAAAATGCTATTAAATGGATCAAGATGTTACCTATGTGGACCAATTGAAAATCATGAAGATGATTGGAGAGTTAAAATAACTCCAAAGCTTCAAAAATTAGGAATTAAAATATGGAATCCATTGGTAAAACCAAATTGGATGTATAATGTAACAGGGTGCGATCAAAAAAATGACAGGAATTATATTAACAACAATATGAATAATCTTGATAAAGATAAATTACACGAAATTTTTATAAAAAATAATGAGATTAAAAATGTTTGTTTACGTTTAGTATCTGCATGTGACTTTGTTATTTGTAAAGTTGGTGGTCCAACAGTAGGAACTTTTCATGAATTGGCAAAAGCTAATGATCAAAATAAACCAATTTTATTTTTTACTGATAATAAAGATAAAATAGATTCAATGTGGAGATTAGTACAATTTAGCAATGAATATGAAATAAATAATACGTTTTTTGGATTATCTGATGATTTGATTGAATATTTAAATAAAATAAATAATAATACAATAACTGTCGATAAATTAAAATGGATATTTTTATCCAATAATTGGCCAGTATAGTAGATAATTTAGCCTGGATCTTCTTAAAGGATAAATGGATAAACCATGAATACACCATTAAGTCTCGATAAGTCAATAAAAGTAGAACCATATTTTTTGGCTCCGGATAGAAATTTTCCAGATATAACAAAAATTGATATAATAGCATCAAAAAATAAGTGCCAGAATGTAATAACATCAGTAGAGTTTTGTGATCTTGTAACAGTGATGAGATCACGATTCAACTCTAAATATGGTGTAATAGTCGAAATAGATCCAGACGGTAAAGTGTTTGGATTAAATAAAATGTTAAGAACTAATATAAATTATAGTACAATTGATGGATGTGAAATAGGATTATCAAATAATAAAAATTATACTGAATTAATAAATGAAATGAAAGTTACGTCTGATTTTATTAAACAATTTGGTGATCATATAAAAATAAGATGGATTATAAATGCAATATATGGTTCAAAACATATAGAAAATTGCATTAAAGCAATTAAAGATTGTAATATAAAATATGATTTGATAAGAATAATAACACAAGCATCAATGGAATTTAAGAATAAAATAGAACTTGGAAACTTAATAAGAGAAGGAATTGGTATAGTGCAGGCTAAAATTAAACTTGAAGTTGATCCAAAAGATGTTGTAGTATTAAATAATGTTTTATATTCAACACATATATCTAAATTGTGATTTGTCCATATTGCAAAACTGATAATGATAAAATAAAAACTGTAATTAATGGGTTAAAAGTATATTGTTGTACTAATTGCAACAATATATTTAGTTCTGAATTGAATGATCATGAAATATCAACTAAAGGAATGCCTTTATATAATGTTAATAATATTATAACTCCAAATTTTAAAATAGGTGATTGTATTATGTGTGTTGATAATAAGCATCCATTATTTTTACAAGATGGATTTGTAAAAGAACTTGACCACTTACATGCTCGTATTTTATTTAAAAAGGATCTTGTATGGATGAATCAAAATGTGATAGCAAAATTATAAATATTAATGAAATTTTGAAGTTTGAAAATAAAATAATTAATAAATGTTATAAAAGTAAGTTAGATATTAATAAATCGGTAATGTTAATTACATATTTGTGGTCACAAGTTCGCTCTAAAGATCCAAACACTAAAGTTGGATCATCAATTTATGATTATGAAAGTGGGGCATTATTCTTAGGGTACAATGGATTTCCAGTTGGATTTCCAGATAAAGTATCATTATGGAATAATAGAAGTAAAGATGATAAACATAATAAATATGCTTACGTGGTACATGCCGAACAAAATAATTTCATAAAAGCTATTAATAAATTTAATCCAAAAACATCTGTGATGTTTATAACAAATTATCCATGTCATAATTGTGTAAAGAATGTTATTTTACCAAGCAAAATAAAAATAATATATTATATGGATACATACCCATATGATGAAGTATCATATAAAATGTTAAAAACTTTAAAAGTAAAAATGATAAAAATTAAATTATAATACTCATAATTTTGCACGTGTATTTAAACAATCTAGGAGAACAACATGTTTGATACCAATTTTATTTTTAAAAAAGGAAAATTAACAATATTGGGGGACGGAACTTTCGGATCGAGTGGCAAGGCCGCCATTGCATCATTTATTTGTGAACATGCAGACTATGATTTTGCATGTAACTCGTTTTCTGCTCAGGCTGGTCATTGGTCAAGATTAGATAATGGAAAATCATATTTTTATCAAACTTTTAATAGTTGTGCTTATCAAAATAAATATCAAAGACTTTTGATTGGTCCAGATGCAGCAATTGAATTATCGGCTCTTAAGAGAGAAATAGAAGAAAACAATATTCCAATTAATAAAATTGGAATACATCCACTGGCCACTATTATTCAAGAAAAAGATATGGCTTATGAGCGTGGAGAAGTTGATTTTGAAGGTAATATGTTTAATAAATTAGAAGATGGTACGAAAAAACACGGCAGCACTTGTCATGGTACAGGCCCGGCAAGAGTTAGAAAAATGTTAAGGAGAAAGGATACTTTATATGCTAAAGATGTTCCAGATTTGAAAGACATGATATGTGATGTTTCAAATGAAATAATTTCAAGATTGGATGCTGGTCAAACAGGATTACTTGAAATAGCTCAAGGATTTCCACTTAGTTTAAATTATAGATTTCATCCTGCATGTACTAATAGAAACGTCACAGTATCAGCGGCTCTAGATGGTATGTTTATTCCACCGATTTATGCTGGTAATATAATTCTTAACTATAGAACATTTCCTATTAGAATAAGTAGTTATAAATATATTGGTGATAATGGTAAATTTTTGACATGGGCAGAAGTTGAAGAATATAAAATTGCAGGAAAAAAATATGAAATATATAAAGGAGATTCTGGTGGTTGGTATAATGACCAAACTGAGGTTGATTGGGATTATATAACTAAAATAAGTGAATCGAATACCAAAATAATGGAATTAACTAGTGTTACAAAATTGCCAAGACGTGTAGCCACTTTTTCAAAAGAATGTTTAGAAGATTCCATAAAATTTAACAGGACAGGTCACGATATTTATTTATCAATAAATTTTATGAATTATGTTGATAGTAAAATTAGCGGTATTCGTGGAAATGGATACAATAAACTTACTGATAAATCGAAAGAATGGTTAAAAGAAAATGTTGATGAAATAGCAAATAAATATAATGCTAAAGTTATGTTTATTGGAACTGGAGCAAAAACAGACGACAAAATAATATTATAATTTTGGCCATAATTTTTTATCGATTTTTAATTGTGATAATAATTTTGTAGACATTAATTTTATAATACTTATATCGTTTATCGCTACTGGCGGATTATCATGGAATATTTTGTTCCATTCTATATTTTTATCGTTCCATAATGATATAATATTATTAATATATTTTTTATGATTATTTTTCATATGGCTTGGATCAATTATTATTCCAGCTAATGTTATTAATATTATAGTTTTTGGATTACCTTCTATATTATTCGTATTTATACCTGGTGTTTCAAAGAATTCTGATTGATATATTTCTTTTAATACTTTTGATATTGTTATATCTTCTTTTATTTCATCAACTTTACAATATAATTCTTTATTATCATCATCCCATGTTTTTGATATTATTATATAAATTTTATTATTGCTAATTATTGTATCGTTTACTATTAAATGGTCTGGTACATTGCATATACTGATTTTTTCGTTATAAACTTGCATAATGTTATTTATAAATGAAAGTATATTATAAATATGGCTATAGAATGGGATGATATTGTAAAGTATGCGAAGCGTGAGGCTGATAAGCTTGGACCTGAATATACTAAACGATTAGAATTTGAAATAAATGAGATTGAAAAGCAAGCCGCTAGTGAATATTATATCCAACTTTTGAATGATAAAAAGAAATACGACACTAATAAAAATGGATTAGTACTGCCATTTATATTAAAAATAACAAATATAGACCCTATAAAAAATAATGTCGGTCATATTATCACATATGAAGCAGATTATCCCGATATTGACTCAGATTTCCTCCCTCATGCTCGTGATTCAGTAAAGAAATTTATATCTGATAAGTTTGGTGCTGATAAAGTTTGTACAGTTGGTAATTGGAATACCCTTGGCGTCAGGCAAGCTGTGCTCGATTCAGCACGAATTCTTGGTGCTGACCTTGATAAAGCTAATGCTGTTACAAAGAATTTATCTAAAGATTTTGAAGAACTTATTGATCTTGATGACATGCTTTCTGCTAGTGATGAATTTAGATCTTATTATGAATCTAATAGAGAAGTAGTTGAATTAGCTCTTCGTCTTGTTGGTAAGATTAAGAGCCAGGGTCAACATGCTGGTGGTGTTATTATTAGCAGCGTTCATTTAGCTGACACTATTCCGATGAGTATTATTAAAGGTAAGCAGGTTAGTCAATGGACTGAAGGTATGGCGTCAGTTCAGCTTAGTAAATTTGGATTAGTTAAATTCGATATTCTTGGTCTAAATACTTTAGCCTATAATACTTATACAGAAGAATTGGTTAAGAAGAATAGAGGAGTTATTATTGATTGGAGTGAAAGTGATCCTACTTGTGAAGAACCTTACTTTGGGTATGAAACTTATCCTGATGGTACTAAAATTAAAATTTTAATGAATGATCCATTAGCTATCAAATTAGCTGACAATGTTAAAACTGATGCTGTGTTCCAATTTGACACTCCAGTTGCTAAAGGTGTATTATCTAATGGAGTTAAAACATTTTTTGATCTTGTGACATATACGGCAATGGCCCGGCCAGGTCCAATTTCGATGATACCAGAGCTTGTTGCTCGTAGAGATGACCCTAAGCAAAGCTGGAAGAAAAAAGAAGATCCAAGAATTGTTGAAATGTTAGAGAAAACTTTTGGCATAGTTTGTGTACATGAAGATACAATGATATCTATGTCTAATGGGTTGGAAACTAGGATTAAAGATATTAATGTTGGTGACAAAGTTTTTTCTGTTTCTGAAAATGATAGAAAAATTAATTCAAATAAAGTTATTAACAAGATAAAAACAAAATTTGGTTATGGTTTAAGATTGACTTTAAATAATGGTATTGATGCCATCTTTACTCCTGACCATAAAGTTTTAACTCATGATGGATATAAAGAAGTTCAACTACTTAATGAAAATGATGTAATTGCAATAGCTTATAATTTTAAATGGAAAGGCAAATCTAGAAATATTGCTGAATGGCTTGGTAATAATAATGATGTTTCTTATTTTATTGGATTGTTAGTTGGTGATGGATGTTTAACATCTTCTAATTATTGTATTGCAGTAGGATCTAAAAAAGATGCTTTGATAGTTAAAAAATTTATTGATAAAAATCTTAAATTAAATACTAATTTATTTTTTCACACTAGGTGTTGGTATATTTCATTTAATTCAAATTATAAAGATGAGTTTAAAGTTGATGAAAATGATTTTTTGAATCATAAAGACAATTATAATTGGTGGAATTTTGTATTGAACAAATATACGATTGATGAAATTCACAATAATTTAAAAAAATATGGTTTTAAAAGAAGTATATGGATGATTTTTCATAGAATGAATAAATTTAATATTAAGAAAAAATTAATAAATAGATCTAAAACTAAGTTGCATAGTTGGATTGAAGAGATTGGTTTAAACTGTAATTTTTATAATAAGAGAGTGCCTGAGTGTATAATGACTGGAAATGAATCTATAAGAGCATATTTTTTGGCTGGTTTGATTGATTCAGATGGATGTATATCTAAATCAAAAAGAAATATTACATGTGTAAATATTAGTTCAATTAATAAATTATTATTAAATGATATTAGAAAAATATTAAATGGTTTTGGAATGCATTATAAATTATATAAACACAGAATATATATATGGAGCACAGAGAAATTAAAAAAATTAATTAATGATAAGTTGGTCATAAAAACAATGGGAAATGGTAAATTATTGAATGGTAAATATTTATGTGAATATCCAATATCTGCAATGAATAGTATTGGATATCAAAAATTGATGAGCTTTGGTATACCAAAAGCAACAATAATTGGAAACAGAAATTCGGATAGGAAATTTATAATTAATAAAACTATAAATAAACTCGGTATAAATTTAGGTGATCTGCAATTTTATTCTGTTAGATCTATTGATAAAGTCGAAAATTGCCAATTTTATGATATAACTGTTGAAAATGATCATTCTATGATATGTAATGGCATGGTTGCGCATAATTGTTACCAAGAGCAGTTAACGGCTGTTTGGATGAAATTCGGAGGATTAACAGCACCAGAAGCAGAAAAGGCTAGAAAGGCAGTTGCTAAGAAGAAGCGTGATGAAGTTTTGAAGTTGGGTCCAAAGATTATTTCTGGTATGATTAAAAATGGCTTTAAGGATGACCCATCTAAACCTGATGAAGAAGGTAAGTTTCCTCAATCTGATCCGTATTCTGCTCAGGGATATTGGTCAAGAATGGTTGATTTCGGAAGATATTGCTTTAATCTTAGTCATGCGATGGCCTACGGAATTGTTGCTTATCGTGCTTTGTGGTTGAAGGCTCATTATCCTCCGGAGTTTTGGGCGTCTATTTTGACTTATTGTAAGCTTGAGTCTAAACCTAAATATGTTAGTGTTGCTAAGGCTGAGGGTGTTAATTTTAGGCCATTGAGAGTTGGTATGTTTTCTGATAGATTTACTGTTGATAAGGACTTGAATGTTTATCCTAGTTTGTCTATGGTTAAGGGTATAGGTGATAGTGCTGCTAAGAATTATAGTGTTGATGGTGGTTCTTGTACAAGTTTTGATGATTTTTTGGTGAAGTATGGTAAGAGTAAGGCTGTTATGGAGAGGTTGATTAAGCTTGGTGCTTTTGATGATATAGAGTCTAATAGGAATGGACTATGGAATTGGTATTTGTATAAGTATTGTTCAAAATCTGAAGATGTTGATGCTGTTAGAAAGAATATTAATGATAAGATTATTGGTGTTGAATGGCCTGCTGATAAAATTAAAATTGAGCGTGAACGTCAGTTAGATGAATTTAAAAAATTATTTCCAAAAAAGAAGCCACTTAAAAGGATTACTGAATGGGAGCCTAAAATTGGTTATAAATATGATTATCCTACTATAAAAGAGGTTATTAATTTATTTGATGATTATACTTTAAAAGAGAAGTTAATGTTTGAGAAGGAATATCTTGGTGTTTATTGGACTGATCCTATGCAGTTGTTTGAATATGATAGGGAATATTGTTTTGAGAATGCCAAGGTTGAAGAGGATTATTATGTTGATGGTATTGTTGAAGGATTTAATGATGCTAGAACTAAGAATGGTAAGAGGTTTAGGAATTATAATGTTAGTGATGGTGTAGAGACTAATGCTATTAAAATTTGGGAAGATTCTATTAAATATCAGGATGAAGAGGTTTATAAACCTGGATGTGGTGTAAGGGTTCCAGTTAAATGGTCTGAAAAATATCATTCATTTAGTCTACAACGTAATTGCAGTATAGTATCATTAAGGAATAAACGTGTTACATCCTAGTAAGCGTGGTATCATATGTGATTTGTCTGGAGTTGATCATCTTATTAAGGATGATAAATTAGAATATTATGTTATTTCTATTAAGAATGGTAATGATAATTTACTTGATCTGGATATTACTTCTGATGAGATGAACAAGATTTTTAATAAGATTAATAAACCTGTATGTAAATTTTGTGGGTCTTCTGATAATGTTGTTGCAACCGTATTATCTAAGCATATTATTGCTCATTCTGATCATAATGATGTTGATGATGGTATATCGTTTAAAATTTGTATGAATTGTTTTGCTGAATTACGCCAGCAAGTACTTAATGTAGTAACAAAAGCTAATGATAGGATAAGGAATATTAAGAATGAAAAACCTGTACGAACTAATAACGGTTAGAATAGCTGGTGTTGAAACTTTTGCTAGACCTGTTGAATTTGAATATGATGATAAATCACAGCCTGTTTTAGTTAAGAAAATTGTTACTACATGTCCTAAGTGTGGTTCATTAAATGAATATGAATCTAATCTTGATGATAATTCTGTTATTTTGTCTTTGAAATGTTCTAATTGTGAAAAGGAGGTTATTGATTCTAATATTATTAAAGTTGATAAAAAAATTGGTTTAGATAAACCATCAATTGTTAGTCTTGGTGAACCTGATTTTATAGATCCTATCAAAGCTGGATTATTTGAATTTGATGAAATATTAGCAAATTAAAAATATGTGGAGTAAGTCTAAGAAATATATTATTGGTAGTGGTATAATTGCATTGGCATGTAGAAAGATATTAGGGAATGATTGGAATATTATTCCTTTTGGACCAAGCAGATTTTATACTGATAAAGTGTCATGGGGGGATAATTATATATTGTATGATAATACTGTTGCTGATCTTATAGCTGGTTGGTCACTTGATAAAACTCCTATATTATACAAAAGACCATTTTCTTATGGTGGCAGGTTGATTTATAATATATCATTTGTTGATGAATATATTAGTAGATTAGGAATTGATTCAGATAAAATATTGAGACCTTATTTTAAGACTGATTTTACTGTTTTTAATTTTAGTTCTACTGCATTATGGAAATATTTAGTAACTCAAAATATTGATAATATTAAATCATTTTATTCACAGTATAAAGATGTTAAAGGAATTGATTCTATAAAGGATAATAGAATAATTTTTAAATCTGAAAATAGTGTTATTGATCTTGAATATGATCAATTAATATCTACTATTCCATATAATTCATTTGCTGATATGACTAATTTGAGTAATGGTGAAGGTATTCAGTGTTATTACTATATAATAAAAGATGATAAGATTGATATAGAAAAAGCTAATCAAGTTTTAATATGTGATAGTGTGATTCCGTTTAATAAGTGCACTAAATTAAAAAATAATATTTATATGGTTGAAGTTTATAATGATTATTATGATAAGCCGTATGATGTTTTTTCTCCTGTTTTTGGTAATTCTTTTGAAATTTTAGAAACGCATACTATAAGTGATGCTATAATGAAACCGTTTGATATTAATATGGAATTTGTAAATAATAATAATATAGTATTGATAGGAAGTAATGCGCAATGCGATCCACTAATGGATATCAGCAGTTGTATAAAAAGAATAGGAAATTTGTTGAACAAGAATCAGATTATGACTTCTTAACAACTAGTGATAAACCATTTCCAAAAATGCTTCCGATCACTAAGTATGATGCTGGTTTATTAGAAACTAAAGAACAGAAATTTGAAAGATATTTAAGGCAGTTATCTAGGTGTATATATGCATGTTCATTATGTGAATTAGGTGATATAGAAGTTTTTGGCAATAATACTTATTATGATCCACATTGTTCTAATCCAATTAAATTTAATAAAATAATGTTTTTAAAATATACTCCAAATAATAGAGATATAGAGTTTGGAATTTTTAATGAATTTAAGGAAAAATGTGAAAAATATGGATTGAAGTTTGATAATATTTATAAAACATCTATAATTAAGTGCTGTGGTGAATCTAAATTTAAATGTCCATATTTTGATATAGAGTTAAAATCAAGTAGATCTTTATTTAAATTAATTATAATTTTTGATAAAAAATCAGCTAGTTATTTAGGATTAAATTTTAAAGATGGCGAATTAGATATTTTTGATAATTCAAGAGTTTATTATTGTAATAATAATTTAGATAATATTTTAAAATTGATTAAGTTATCAAATACTAATCAACAAATTTATAATAGTCTTTTTGTTTGATTAATTCTTTATTATGATATTTTGATGAATAATTTCTTAACAATCCTATTGTACTTATTATTTTGTTGTTTGGTAATAATTTAGTCATTTCATCTTTAGTTATTTTACCATTTATTAATATTATTTGTACCATTTCTTCTAATTTCTTTTCTGAATCAATTTTTTCTATTGCTTTTTTATTTTCTGGTCTATCAGCTATTTTACTAACTAAATCATTTAATTCATTTATTGTTTCTTTTGATATTTCTGAATTTAACATATTTTTAATTTCTTCACTTATATTTATACCTATATCAACTTTATTTATTGTTATTTTGTCTGTCATGGTATTTAAATACAGGAGATCATATGAAAGAAATGTGTTTTTTAACTGATGTTGAATGTGATGTTGTTGATTTTTTGCATGATGGTCTTGTTTATAAGATTTCTGAAAGTATAGCTGATGAGAGTCCTGTTAAGGTTATTAAGAACATGATAGTTGATAAGATTGAGTCCAATAAGAGTAAAAAGACTGGGTTGTTGACTAGAATTGAAGATATGGCTAAATCTATGGGTGTTAGTAAGGATGAATTGATTAAGATGCTTGGTGGTGGTATTAATAATTCTAATAATTCTCAACCTCAACAAGTTAAGCAACAAATTAATATTAAAAAGAATGATGAAGATGATGGATTTAAAGAAGTTGATGGTAGTTTGAAATCATCTGCTGCAAAAGTTTCTGTTGACAGAGACTCTGGTGATTATATCGCTCCATCTCTTCCTGCTTATAATAGTGTTAAAGATAAGGATGGTAAACAAGTTGTTGAGTCTGATAAGAAGGTAAAGACTGTTGATAATATTATTATTTCTAAAAGTAGTATGGGTACTACTACTATAGCTATTTCTCCTACTAATTCTGAAAATGTTAATAAGTTAATATCTGAAGTGGATAGGCGTACTAATGAATTAATTAGAGGTAATGCTACTGGTGATAGGAATCAGGCTAAGGAGTGTCCACTTTGTAAGGGTACTGGTATTACTCAAATTAATAAAAAGGTTTGTACTAAATGTAATGGTTCAGGATTTATATTTTTATAAATTAAGTCATATCTGTTGTAGTTTTTTCAAAATTTACAAATATGTCTGTTAAATCTCCATAATCTTTTTGATAAACTATTGATAAGTTGTTATTATAAAATTTCCCATTTTGTATTGATTTAACATAATTTAATGTTTTGTTAGTGTTTTGTAATGTATCAATTGATAATAAATTATTAATATAAATATAAATTCCATAATTTGGTTTTGTAATTTTTTCTGTTTTTATTAAACTGTCTTTGATTAATTTATATAAAGTATAATTATCGACATTATTTGTTAAAATATGTCCAATTGGTTCAAATTGTATTAATTCATATTTTTCTTTACATAATAATTCATAATGGTTAGAATTATAGTTAATTAAGCTGTCTATTTTTATTAATAAAAATAATTTATTTAATCCTATATTAGGTTGATAAATTTCCTGGTTTTGATTTATCACGGCTACCAGATATATTTGTTCCTAAAAAGTCTTGTTGTCCTGGTTTTACTGGAGTATCTTGGTTTCCAGATCTATCAATTTTTTCTGATTCATCTTTTTGATTTGTTGCTATATCTTGATTGATAGTTGATTTAGCTGTTTTATATTTATCAACAGATTGCTGTATTCTGTTGATAGTATCTGGACCATTTATTGCACTAAGCTTCATTTTTGGCTGGTCTAGTGTTTTTTGGTTCTATACCAGTGAATGGTTCATTTTCACCAGTAAATGTTTCTTTCTCGGTATTGGTTGGTGGTTTATCACCTGGCTCTTCCATAGCTTTTTTAATTTTATCTAAATTAGTTGGGAATCCAACATCTTCCTCTTTATATGATTTTGCCAATTTGGCAACGGCATCTTCTGCTATTTTTATATCTTTTTCAGGTATTCCTTGTGATTTTAATTCATTTTTTAGCATTAGTGCAAAATGGGTATCATTTAACCATTTTATACTATGGATTTTACGAAATGAACTTGTTAATGATGTAAAATAATCAGAATTTTTTATTTCCAGTGCGAATTTGTCATTAATTTCTTCCCATTGGAATTGTACATTATGATCAGCTTCATCTGGTTTTTTGATTTCCTCTGATATAGTTCCTAATTCAACAATATTTTTAAATGTTTCAATAAATAATTTTTCATTTTGATTCATGATGAATTCCTGTGTAATTAAATTTGATGACGAGAACTACATTTGAAAGATTTGATATAGTGTCCATTTTAACTACTAAAAATGTTAAATGGATGTGCGATATGCCAGGTAAATATCCTGATCCTAATGGATCTTGGACAATAGTATGTACATTTCCTGAATCTGGCACATTGTTAATTCAGAAAGAAACTGCTTTAGCTAAAATACCTGCTGCTGATGTTATTAAAGTTGCTAATTATGGAATTGAAAATGTATTTAAAAAGATCGATAACAAGGAATAAATCATGGCTAAAGAAAAAAGAGAAATAATAACTGATCTTGATAAAGTAATGGATTTAATTAATAAAGAAGATAATGGTGGCGAACTTATTAGATATGGATCTGATTCAACACATGTTGTTGAGACAACTACTACTGGATCTATTGCAATTGATAAAGCTATAGGTGTTGGTGGATTACCAAAGGGTAGGATAATTGAAATATTTGGTCCAGAAGCTTCTGGTAAGACTACTATAGCATTAGGTGCTATAGCTGCTGCTCAAAAAGCAGGACAAAAAGTTGCATTTTTAGATATGGAACATGCTTTAGATCCTAAATTAGCTAAAGGTGTTGGAGTTGATTGGGATTCATTATTATTTTCGCAACCAAATTATGGTGAACAATGTCTTAATATAGCTGTGAAACTTGCTGAAACTGGAAAAGTTGGGATAGTAGTAATAGACAGTACTGCTGCACTTGTTCCAAAAGCCGAATTAGATGGTGAAATTGAAGATAATGTTATAGGTGCAGTTGCTAGAATGATGTCAAAAGGTCTTCGTATGCTTGTTCCAGTTTGTCAAAGTAAAGGTACTACTGTAATATTTATTAACCAGATTCGTGAAAAAATTGGAGTTTTGTATGGCAATAATGAGGTTACGCCAGGAGGTCGTGCATTAAAATTTGCTGCTTCTATTAGGCTTGATGTTAGACGTAAGGAACCAATCATGGATGGCAAGAGAATTATTGGTAATCATCTTAAGGTTAAAGTTGTTAAGAATAAGATAGCAGAACCTTTTCATGTTGCTGAAGTAGATCTTTACTTTGGTAAGGGTGTTGATAATCTTAAAGATGTTATTAATGCTGCTGTTGATCTTAAAATTATTAATAAAAAAGGATCAAGTTTTTATGAATATGGCGAAATGAAAGTTAATGGTATGGATAAGCTAATGTTATTACTAAATGAAAATATTGATAAACGTAAAGAACTTGAAGATTCTGTACGTTCAAGAATGGGTGAATTATCAGTTGAAATAGAATCTGAATGATTCAAATTTATGTAAATGACCACTAATTCTACTATAATATCTATACCGTTAGCTAAATTTGGTATTAGTGAGATAGTTTATATTAGAGAGAGTGCTTTAAATGGATATTTGGAACCACAAAAAGTTGCTTTAGCATATTTCGATCCTGATATTGGTAAGTATTGGTATTCGTTTAAGTTTAAGAAAAATCCACCAGTAACACAAACTGTTGGTGATATTATTGATTTGAAGACTAAAGGGCAGATACAAGTATTAGAAGATGATTTGTGTTCATATCAGGAAGCGTTAATGTTAAAGCGTAATTTTTTGAATTCTGAATTAGCAAAAACTATAACTCAAATAGATAGTATATCTGGTGGTCCAGAGATAGATATAATAGGCCATGGAATAGATATAACTAATAATGATTTAACTCCTAATTATAATGATTATACTAATTTTGGAGAACAAACAGTTGACATTAATCCTGATCATGGACTAATGAGGACATTTGAAATTAAAAACATTGGAAATTTTGATTTAAACTTGCTTGGTAATCCACCAGTATTATTGTCTGGAGATAATGATTTCCAGGTTATATCACAGCCTCTTTTGAATGTTATATCTTCTAATTCTTCACAATTTTTTAAAATAGCATTCAAGCCACTTAGTAAAGGTAGAAAAGTAGCATCAGTTATAATTCATTCCAATGACAAGGAAAATAGCATTTTTGTGTTTACGATAGAAGGGCAGGGAATAGAATCGTAGTATTTTATAATTATGGAAGAATTTAGTAAGTTTGAAGAAGAAAACATAATTTTGCTGGCTTTGGATAGTCCGGAGTTTTTTCATAAAATTGCTTCGTTTATGAAACAGGAATACTTTGCTTCCGATGAAGCGCAATTTATTATGAATATTATTTCTGACTATTTTAAAAAGCATGATGTAGTTCCAACTAAGGAAATGGTTAAAAATTTAGTTTATAAAGATTTATCAGTTGATGATCCAGTTTCTAAACCAATTATAGATATTTTGGATCGTAATATAGATCCAAGAGATTCTCCATTTATTAGAGATCATATTATAAGTTGGGCTAAACGTAAACAAATATCTATGTTGTATGATGATGAGGTAATGGAAAAGATTAAAGCTGGCGATTTTGAAACTATTGAAGAAATATTTAATGATGCAGCTAAGATAAATGATGTAATTATTAAACCATTTAATTTTTTTAAAGATGTTGATAAGTTATTTGAAGTGAATGAAAGAGATAGTTTTACTACTGGATTTCCAAGAGTTGATAAAGAAATTCATGATAAAGGACCATGGCGTAGAGAGGTATTATCGTTTATAGCTCCTACAGGTGTTGGTAAGAGTTTGATATTAGCTAATACATCAATTTCTAATTTATTAATGGGTAGAAACGTATTGCATATTTCGCTTGAAAATGATGAGATAGTTACTGGAAATAGATATTTAGGTGCATTTACAAATTCGCCAATAAAGACTAGGTTTGATAAAAAAGAAATATTAAAAGAGCAGTTAAAGAAAATTAAATCATCAACTAATGCTGAATTATATATTGTATTCTTCCCAACAGATACGATAACTGTTGATACCATAGAACAAACTATTAAAGATTTAAAATATCAATGTAATTTTATACCTGATGTATTATGTCTTGATTATTTGGAATGTTTATTGTCTAGGGTAAATTCTAAAAATAAAGATGATTATACTAGACAAAAGGCAGTGGCCACCGAATTTAGAACTTTAACTGCTAAAACTAATACATTTGGTGCTACTGCAAGTCAGACTAATAGGAGTTCTGTTAAAGGAGACGATGGTCCAATTAATTTAGATAAAATGTCAGAATCATATGGTAAATCAATGCCAACTGAATATATTATATCTTTAAATCAAACACAGCAAGAATATGCTGGTAATAATCAAGATGGTCAAGCACAATCTCATATTGGTCATTTAAGATTATTTATGGCTAAAAATAGAAATGGTAGAAAAGGGTTCACAGTTAATGCATCAGTTAATTATGCTACAATGAAGGCAATTGAAGATACTGCGGCATAATTATGTCAAACAAATTAATAATAAATGATTTTGAACAAGATATTTGTTTTTATTTGCTGCCAAAACAACAAAGTGACTATTTATTTTTGGAAATTCCTAGTGTTGTTATTGAATCTGTATCTGATTGGATATTAAATAAATCGTTATTGACAGTGTATTTAATAATAGGGTATTCAAAATATACATTTACTGGAGCATTTGTTGATAAATGTAAAATTTATAAAAATAGATATAATATTGAAGTACGTGAATTATTTATCAGATATAACATGATGTCAAATAATTACAAAAAACGTACTTAAATATATGCCAATATATCAATATTCATGTAATAACTGCACAAATAAAAAAGATAAGAAAATTGGGTTATATAATTCTGATTCTATAAATTTAAAATTTGGTTATCATCCTGATACCAATGAATTTTTATTTTTTGTTGAATGTCATATGAAGGATAAACCAAAAAATCCAAAATGTCCAAACTGTGGATCTAATGATACTAATGTTAGTTATATTGATTTAGATCAGCAGTGCTATGTTAGGGGAAATGGATTGGTTAAAGATAAAGCTGGTGCTAGAAGAGATATGAATAGACATAAATTGAAGCATGAAGATCCGTATTCTTCTATGAGAGTTAGTGGCGAAAAAGATTATCTTATAGATAAGTTTAGGCGTGGTGGTATTGATATGGGTGCAAAAAGTAATACAGATTCTATAAGAGAAGCTCAAGAAAAAAGATTAGTTGAACATAATAAAGAAATTGATTTATTGAGTGATTCTGAAAAGAAGGTTATAGTTCATATTTTTAAGAATGGTTCTGCTACTACTTCTGAATTATCAAAATATTCTGATGATATCAATAAAGTGTTGACTAATATTAATAAACATTATGTTTATTATAATGCTAATAAAGAAATATGGTTGCCATTAGCTGGTGGTAATAGAATATATGAAACTATAGTAGGTATTTGACATGCAATGATAGTGGCAGTTTTTTCATGGGATAATAATAATAGGCCAATAAATTATTCTTTATATAAGGATAAAGTATTAATTAGAAGAAATGATCTTTGGAAAATTGGTTCTAAAAAGAAAATTATAGAAATAATTAAAGAACAATCTATTTTAAATAAGATTCTATCATCTGTAAATGAATTTGTGATTGTTAATTATAAAAAATATTTAGATTATTTTAAATGTGGATTTAATGATGTTTATGATTATCCTGGGGCTGTTGAACATGATAAACATGATGAGTTTGTTAATTCTAATTGGGATGAATTTGGTAAGAATTGGCAAAAGTTAAGAGGTAATGCTGCTAAAGTTTATTATAAATTAGAAAAATGTGGTGTTATGCTTGAGTATAAAAATATGTTTCCGGTTTATGACATGAATGTTTTTAGTGGTAGATCTAGTACTACTGGATTTAATATTCAAGGTTGTAATAAAGAATTTAATATTAAACATGTTAATTCTTCAAATAATATTTTTGTTCATTTCGATTGGATGGCTGCTGATATTAGAATTGCTGCTATTTTATCTGGTGATAAAGATTTAATTGATAGTTATTTAAAATCTGATCCATATTCACATATTGTGAATATTTTAGATGGATCTGTTGATAGAGATCAATGCAAGAGCGAATTTATGCAGGCTATATATGGTCTTAATCCTGATCATGAGATTCTGGCTGTATTTCCAACTTGTAAAAAGTGGATTTCTGATATGGTAATTGAACTTAATAATAATGGATTTGTTAGATCAATTCTTGGCAGAAAATACTTAACTGATGGTACAATTAAAGGTAATAGGAGGGCGTTTAATAGTATTATGCAGGGTAGTGTAGCTCATGCTATGAATAATGTGATATCAAAAATTGATAATAAATTTGAAAATATTATTTTAACTGAGCAGCATGACTCTTTGACTGCGTGTGTTAATGAATTCAATTTTCAAGATACTATTAAATATATATCTAATATAATGCTGAAACCATTTGAAGGAATTTTGGATGGCAATATTACTATGCCATTAAGAATTCATGTTGGGAAACATTGGCGTGTATATAAACAAATTAAGGAAGTAAGATGAATTATACTATGTATTTTAATATTAGGAGTAATATATGAACTGGTGGGAAACTGAAGTACCTGAAGATATCGCTGATGTTTTAATTGTTTTGAATGTTAAAATAAATAATAAAAATGTTACTAGGGACTGGAGAAAGGATTGCCATATAGACTATGATAAACTTGAGGATGATTTAACCTACATGCCAAGTATTTATTCGTTTTGGACTTCTGTTTTAGCTGAGGCTAGGAAGAATCTTAGAATTAATGAAATGTCTATGGATATTAGAAAGTCAAGGGTTTTAAGAGAGATTAAGCCGCCTGAAGGTGTTAAATTAACTGTTTCTGATAAAGAATCAATTGTTAAATTAGATCCTGAGTTGTGTCAATTAACTGTTACTAATATTCATCTTGAAAATATTGTTCAAAAATTATTTGGTATAGTTGATTCATTAAAGATGAAATCTGAAAGTCTTAGGTCTTTAGCTGGTTTTAAACGTGCAGAACTTTCTAATAGTTAAATAAGTATATAACCAAGCAACCCAGCAGAAAATGGCATAATGCCATCTGCAAGCAAACAAGGAATAACTCCCATGGCAATTAGTCAGGCTGACAAGCAGAAGCTCTTAGAGCGGATGCGTGCAAAGCAGGCTGCTCAAACTGGATTTAAGGATCCATCTGAGTGGCGACCGCCCAAGATGAAGAAAGATGAAGAGAGGAAGTTTAGGGTTATATTCCTTCCCCCTCTTAATGAAGGTGACAAGTGTGTTGGTGGCACAGCGTCATCGACATTGGATCTGTGGTATCTTCCGCATGGTCATCATTTTATCAATAAAAAGCGTTATGAATGTCCTAGAGTTCATATTGAAAAGGGTGAATGCCCACTTTGTTCAACTGGCTTTGATTTGATGCGTGAGGTTGATGATAAAGAAGTTAGATCTAAACTTGCCAAGGAATGGCTTGCTCAGTCAAATTTTGCTGTGAACGTTTATTTTGAAAATCACAAAGATAATCCTGAAGATTTGCGTGGTAAAGTATTGTGGTGGTCAATTCCAGTGTCAGTATTTAATAAATGCGATAAGGCATTTAAGAGTGACAGTGCAGGTGATGATGATAATCCGCAAGCTTTTGGATTATTCTTTGACCCTGAAAATGCATTTCCGTTTATTGTCAATGTGACTGAGAAGAGTGGGTATAATAATTATGAGAGTTCTGTATTTACGTCTAAGTCGCGTCCTATTGCTCAGTCAGATGAGGAAATTCAGGATATTCTTGATAGAAGGCATGATTTGTATAAGAAGTTTGAGGGTCGTGATATCAAGGCTCTTGAAAAATTGCTTAATGATAAGCTTGCTGGTGGTTCAGAACAGCCTAAGAGTAATGAAGATGGCGATGATGGATATATCGCTAAGCCTGAAACTGGATCTTCAAAATCTGAAGTGAAGACCGAGTCTAAGGTTGAGTCTAAGGCTAAGGTTGAAGAATCTAAGCCAAAAACTGAATCAGCTAAAACTGAAACAAAACCTAAGGCAGAAGATAAACCTAAAGCTGAAACAAAGCCGAAGGTAGAAGAACCTGATAATCCTGAAGATGATCCTGAATTAAAGGCATTGTTAGCACAGCTTGCTGATAAGTAATAAGCAATAAGCAGTGTGAAATTGACGCCCATGAGACAATATCTCATGGGCGTCAATGTATTTTAAAATAATGGACATTTTAATAGATGGTAAAAATGTTGTTTATAGATCATTATTTGCGGCTTTAGATAAAATAACTGGTAAAGTTAAAGTTGATCCAATAATAATAGCATTACGACAATTTGTAAAATGGAGACGTATTTATAAGCCTGATAATTGGTGTATTTTTTGGGATGTTCCAAAAAATAATTTATGGCGTAAAAAATTATATCCGCCATATAAAGAAGGTAGAGACAAATCATTTATTGATAAATCAACATTAAGTGAATTAGTTAGCAGATTTAATACCATATTTATAAATATACTTCATAATATGAAAATGACTCAATTTATTAAAAGTGAAAATGAAGCAGATGATTTAATATATGCATATATTAAAGCTTATAATGATAAAGAATTATTGATTGTATCAAGTGATGGTGATATGGTACAAGTTTTATTAAAATGTAATAATGTTAAATTACATGATCCTAAAAATAAAGATATATTATATGTTCCAAAACCAGAATATGATCCTGTAACAGTTAAATGTTTATCTGGTGATACAAGTGACAACATTGATGGATATAGGTTGGTTGGCGATATAACTGCTAAAAAAATAATGCGTGAAAATAGAGTTGATGCTTTTTTATCTGAAAAAGGCAGAGAAATGTTTGATTTGAATAAAAAATTAGTTGATTTTGATATGAATGATGATTTGAATAGTAATATTGAGTATATTAAATCAGTTAAGAAAAATGACAAGTTTGATATCAAAGCTATTAACAATATAATTGATAAATATAGTCTTACTGAATTAAAACAATTAATGTCTGATTTAATAATACCGTTTAAATATAATCCTTGAGGTAAATATAAATATAAGAGGTCATTATGGCAGCAACAGACGTTGAGGTTGTTAATTTTATCAGAGTAAGGGTTGATACATTAGGTAATCCATATACTGCTGATACTAAAAATAGATCAATAGCTCAAAATTTGAGTTTTACTGATGAATTTAGAATTCAGCCTGACCCTGATGTTCCTGAATCTGCTGGTTATCCTACTTTAAAGACTTATTTAAAAGCTATGGCTAACAGAGCTACACCATTATATCCTAGGATGATATCTCAGACAATGGTGGTGGTGTCGAAATAAGTTCACGTTGTTTTTTAAATTCTTCTTCATCTTTTAGGAATTTTTCACGTTCCAATCTTGATATTAATATTAATTCCCACCATTTTATTATATCATTTTTATGAATAATTACCCAAAACCCAACTTTATTATATCCAAATAAAGCACAATGTGCAACTTGTTTATCACGATCTAGTATACTATTTTTCCATGTTGAAATAGTTGAATGATATAAAGTTAATGCAGATGGATAGTTGCCTTCCCATTCATGTACTGATAATTTATTATTAGTGTTATTTTTAAGTTGATTATATATTGTTTCTGAATCATTATTATGGAAACACCATATATCACTTGTTTTTGATATTATTTTATTATTTTTAATTATTGGTAATGTTATAATATTTATTAATTTTTTTATTTTGTCTGTCTCTAAAAATTTTTCCCATAATTTAATTGTTGAAATATATTGTTTTGAACGTTTACATTCAACATAGATTGTTTTATGTGATGAATCTGATTTTGTAGTTCCGCTATTAGATCCACTTAATGGTATACGTCCAGATTTCGTACCAGTCCTATATGCACCTAACCAAATACCACATTTAGATTCTGATTTTTTCCATTGAGTATTTTTCATATTAATATATACCAATTTGTACACATATGAACATTTATTAATATTATGAAAATATATAATTAGGAGATTATTTATGGGATGTGGATGCGGAAATAAGACAGTAAAATCACAACCTGTGCAAAGGGTTAGTAGTCAAAACAGAAAAATAACCAATGTTGTATTTAATAATATTAAAAGTTGTCCTAAATGTAAATCAACTATGATTTATAAACAACAATTTGTTGCTAAATTGCGTGGATACATAAAATTGTGGGAGTGTCCTAAATGCAATTACAAGATAGTTGGTCGTTAATTCAATATTTATTAATCTGGATTGCTTTTGCAATATTTGTAGAATCATTTACTGAAATTATTGTTAATGCTGGGCCATTAGAAGGATTTAGAGGATTTATTGCTAGAAGGGGCAAAATATGCGGAATAGATTTTGCAGAATTAATAACATGTGGGTATTGTTGTTCTGTATGGATAGCATTTTTTGTTGCATGGATGTTGCCATCATTTATCTTTAGTGATGCAAAATTTTGGGATTACCTTAGTGTTAAACATATTATAGTATTTGTTGATAAATATTTATATTGGATTTTTAATTGGATAGTATTACATAGATTGTCTAATATGATTCATATTAGATTAAAGCCAGTCAAGATCGAAGTACCATAATAGAAAGATAATATGAAAAAAGAAATTAAAAGTATAGAAATTAAAACTGTTAATGATATTAGGAAAGCTTTAATTCCATTTATTAATAATTCTAAAAAAGATGATATTATTATTTCTGGAGAATTTGCATGGAACGATGAAGAAAATAATCAAAAAATGAAAACTAAATTTTCTGTTGATAATAAAAATATAGGTCTTAAGGATTTATTAATTGAGGGATTTGATCAAGTTAAGCAGCAAGAAAATACATGGAATATGTTACATGATGCTTTAGATGATGATGAATTTTCTGTAACATTGCCACGTATTGATATAGATAATTTTCATATGCCTGTTGATAGATTGATAAAGAGCAGATTAGGTGGTAAACGTAAAGGACATTCTGTTGTTTGGAATATTAATAATCATGTATATGAGTTTAACCCATATACATGTGAGTTTAAGGAATAATTATGAAAGAAGTTCAAGTAGATTTAATAAAATTTGCTGATTTAACTATTTGGGCACCAAAATTAGGTGATGTGATATTTAGAGATGGTATCTTTTCAAGATGGTTTGCAGTGGTATGTGGTGTTGATAAAGATTTGTTATTGGTAAGAAAAGCTGGTAATATTAGATTACTTGTAATGAATGATTATGAAGAAGTAAAGTTAAATGTGAGAAAGATAAAAAATTCCATGATAGGATCATATAATGTTATTAGTTCAGATGGTGTATATTACGCATGAATAAATGTGTAATACCTGATTTTGTTGATTATCCTACATTTTTTGATGTAAAGGAATATTCTAAATTATTCAATAATTTATATTCATATATTATTGTACCATATAGTTTAGATGATGGATACTCATTATATATTGGATTTAGGAATGGATATGTTTTTGTTAGGTTGTCTGATTTTAAATCAAATGAATATAAAATATCTGATTCAAAATATAAACCAATTTTAAAGTATGTTAGTAAACTGGTTAATTTAATGAAAACTGCTAGGATAGTTGAATCTTGTTATTATTTTTCGAATAAATCTAATCCAGTGTTAGTAGATGTTATGATATCAGCTAATAAATTCCTTGGTCCAGGAATGATAAGAGATATATATAAGAAGATTCTTCCGACACAAGAAATAGTTGAAATAGCTACTGTATCATCTGATAACCTTTCAAAATATATGGGAAAGTTTATAAAGCCTAGTAGATTTAAATATTTAATTGAAGATAAAGAATTTAGACCACTATATGGGATAGTAAAATGAAATATTTATTTTTAAATCATAATACATTTACTATCCAATTACCAGATAATAATGGCAGAATGGTTGTTTTTGCAAAACATCAAAAAATAGTTCTTGATGAATATTTCAAAAGATATGTTCCAAAACATTTATCAATAGTTAGAGTAGCAGATAATTCAAAACAAAATCTGCAACAACCGAGAAGAATAGAAGTTAATAAAGTTAGAAATGTAGTATTAAATAATAAAATAATTACTAATAAAGCTAAAGTAATTGTACAAAGCAAGAATAGACCAGTAGCATTTAGTCAGAATAGAAGAATAGTTGGTAAAGTAGGTCATTCAGGAGTAAGAGCAACGGAATTTTCTGTAGCTAAAATTAAAAATGATATAATATCTATATCAAATAATATAGGAGTAGGAATATTAAGTTACAATAGATTGCAATCATTAGCTGGACTGATTACATCAATTAGGAAATATACTGATTTAACAAGAACAACAATATTTGTAAGTGATGAAAGTACTGATCCAAAAGTATGGGAATGGTTAAAAGATCAAAAAGACATTATAGCATTTACTAATCCAAGAATTGGCATAGCTGGTAACACAAATAGATTATTAAGATGTTTAGATAGATTTAAATATAAATTGTTGTTAAATGATGATGTAGAAATATTAGCTAATGGGTGGGATATATTTTATTTTAATAAAATGGTTGATACTAATATAAAACACTTTTGTTATAGACAAACAGGTGTTTATAATGCTACTAGACCAGTGGCTAATAAATCAGGAATTATAACAGTCCAAGATAAACCACATGGTGCTGTATTAGCTATTCATGATGATGCATTTAGAAAAGTTGGATTTATGGATGAATCATTTGGAATTTATGGATATGAGCATGTTGATTATAGCGATAGAATAATGCGTGCAGGATTTACGCCAAATGGATATCATGATGTATTAAATTCTGATCAATATTTTAAAATTTACAATGATAAGACATCTGATGAACAAAAATCAGAACATTATCAAAAAGCTAGAACATTATATTCAGATGTAAAAAATGACAAATCAAGAATATATATTGGAACATCTGAAAAATCGGCTTTACCATCTGTATCATATGTTATACCATTTAGAGATATTGGTAGATCAGGCTGTATTGAAACTGTAATTCAAAATGTTAGAGCACAAAGATTCCCAATTATTCAAATAGTTTTAGTTGAACAAGATGATAATAATATAAATAAAGACAGACATTTATGTATCGATTACGTTTTTTCTAAAAATAAGAAGCAAGGATTACCATTCTGTAAATCACAAGCTTTTAATGATGGAGTTGAAATAGCTAAGAATAATAATATTATTTTACATGATGCTGATATGTTAGTACGTGGTGATTATACAACTATTATGAATGATCTTTTGAATAAAAATGAATCTGTTCATATTGGTGCAACTGTTTGTTATATGACAAAAGAATCAACAGATAAAATAATAACTGAATATAAAATAAATGAAAATAATGTATCTTCAGATAGAATAGTAAATTATTATGAAGGTGGATCACTTGGTATAAGGAAAGATGTCTACGTTAGAATTGGAGGATTTAGTGAAGAATTTGTGGGCTACGGTTGTTTTTCTAGAGGCAATTTTGTATTAACTAATAATGGAATGGTTGATATTGCAAATATCAATGTTGGTGATAGTGTGATGACTCACACTGGTAAATATCAAAAAGTTACCAAAAAGTTTAGCAGAAATTACAATGGTACTGTTTTTAATATTTTTGTACCAGGCAAATTACCAATCAAAGGAGTTACATTAGAACATCCGTTTAAAATTGAAAATAAATGGATTATGGCAAAAGATTTAAAAATTGGAATGAATATAACTGAACAAAAAAATATTTTGGATATGGTAATTGAACAGAATTTATTAGATATAATTAGTAATGATAAATCTAAAAATAAAATAGATAAAAAAGATTTATATTCAGATGACATGGCATTCATTATTGGATTATTTTTAGCTGAGGGAGTTGTAAAATTAAATAAAGCTGTTTATTTTTATATTCATAAAAACGAAAAAGAATTATTAAATAAAATTGTTAAATCAATTATAAACATTTTACCTAATGCTTCAATAAAATATCATTATATAAAAAATAATTGTAGAGAAATAAGAATTTTCAATTCACAATTAGCAAAAATTGTGAATGCAATATCGCCAAAAGCTAGAGCAAGAACAAAAGTTATAGCTAAATGGTATATTGATAAATTATCAATAAGTTCTAAATTATCTATTATTAATGGTTTAATAGATGGTGATGGTAATAAACAAAATGGTTCACAAAATAGATTTGTTTATACAACAGGAAGTATTAATTTAGCCAATACAGTTTCTACTATTATGAGTTTGTTAGGTATTAAACATTCATTTGGTAAAAGAATTACAGGAGGATTTAAAATAAATGAATATTATGATATTACAATTAATAAATCATCAGAACATTTATTAAATATAGCCACTGGTTGTAAACAAAGTTTCAATAAAAAAGAAGTTTCAAGACATAATCATATTTATAAAATAACACCAGTAATTTTTGATGGTACTGTTTATAATATGGAAGTAGAAAATGATAATTCATATATTGTTAATGGTATTGTTGTACATAATTGCGAAGACTGTGATTTCTTTTGGAAAATTAAAAATGCAACTAAATTATTTAATGAAAGATCTATTAATCTTATGCATTTGTTCCACAATAGGAATGATAATTGGCAATCTTATCATGATAAAAATAAATTAATAGAATCTTCAAGAGTATCACAAGGAATAAATAAATCTATAGCCGATGATGTAAAGGCCAATGAAAAAAGAAATTTTTCTTGTAAAATATAGCAAATATGAAAATATTAGTTTCAAAGCCAAACGGCGGTGCATTTCATTATATTTCTAAAGGATTTATTAATGCTTTTAAGTCTATTGGATGTGATGCAAAATTTTGGGAAGGTGATACTAAAACTTGGATTGAAACAAATCCAGATATACTTATTATAAGTTCTGGACATAGGAGAGTAATACCTGAAAAATATCGTGGTAATACTAAAATAGCTATTCATGTTAATCCTTATGGAACTAAATTAAATCCAATTAATGGTTCTGATATTAATGAACCAAAAGAAGCTATTGATTGGACATTATCTCAACGTCCAACAGCAGTATTTGGATATGGATATAAAGATGATGCTAATACTTATTGGTCAAGCTGGTTAAAATTACATAATATTCCATTTGTTGGTGTACCAACTGCTGCTGATCATGTTTTATATTATCCATCAGATATAAAAACCAGAAAAATCGTGTACTTCGGAGGAAGATGGCCATACAAAGCCCATAATATTGATAAGTGGTTATTGCCAGTAATTAATTTAATTAATATTGATATTATGGGCTGGGGTGGATGGCAAGGCATTAAAGGATATATTGGACCATTATCTGAATCTGATAGTGGAAGAAATTTTATTGCATCAGGAGAAATTGGCCCTTGTATTTGTGAACCTCATACTTCACGATATGGTATAGATATTCCAGAAAGATTTTTTAAATTAGCTTTATGTAAAACTTTACCAATTGTTGATTATATTCCAAATTTTGATAGGTATTATAATAATGGAACTTATTTAATGGCTAGGGATCCATCTGAATATTGTAATTTGATTATTAATTATGCTAATAATAATGATTTTAAAAACAAAAAGAATGAATTAGTTGAAGAAATATATAAACAGACTAAATTAAATCATACTTATCTTAATAGAATGAGAGATTTATGTGTTGGTATGAATATACCAGAATTAGTTGAAAAATTTGATAATAAAATTAAAGAAATAAATTCTTAATGAAATTAGAATTTTATGCTAAAATTCATAATAACTGTCTTAAAAAATCGTTTGCATTAATGTGTGGTCTGTGTACATTAAAAATATTTTTACCTGAATTAGATTATAAAATTTTAAAGGAAGAAGTAAAAGGAATTAGTTGGTGTAATGTTAATGAAAACATGATAAAATGTAAAAATAATTTATATTTAGATGATGAACTTAAGAAAGCACTAAATCCAAAACCTGCATGGGCAAGTTATGAAGAAGAATATCCCTATTTTGAAATTTATTGTGATAAAATAATATCAAAAGCCTATATTGAATACTAACCGCCCATACTTTGAATGACGTTGTTTCTGCATGTGGCATGTGCATTTTTAAGTAATTTAGCTGCTGTTATATCATCAGGAAAATAACTCAAAATTGGTTTTCCAGCTACTATAAATATACCTGCATATTGTTGTATTTTATTCTTTTTAAGAAGATCTGATAATTCTTTTGAGAATTTATCTATAATTTTTTCATCTTCTTTTGATATTTCTTTAGTAGTTGGCTTATTTTCGTTCATAGTATTTTATATACTGTGGACAGATTTGTTCTAAAAGTAGCTTTAGAATATAAAAATGTCATTGGGTCATTTGGTGGAACATTTAAATTTCCGAAATCTAATGATATTTCTGAAACATATCCATATAGAACATTTAATGCTTTTATAAATAAATGCAGATCATTTTCACTGAATAATGATCAAATATTAGAGGTTATACGTATTGTTGTTAGATATATGCATAAACATAAATTATCAAGAAGAGGTATAGGAATATTTTCAAGTCCTGATATTGTTGATATTTGTGTTGATGAGTTAAAACATAATGTTATTGTTTCAAATGATATTTTGAAAACATTTATTGAATGCATTAAAATATTAAATTATTATGATGATAAAATTGAATATTTAGTTACTAGGGTCAATGGTGGATTACCTAATTTAGTTATTCTTAGAAATAAAAGTATTTTTCCAGATCATTTTATATGTTTATCTAAATCTTGTGTTTCTGCATATAATATTATAGATATTTCTGATAGAAATATGTTATTGTCTCCAAAAGAATATATTATCTTGAAAATGAAAATTATTAATATGATAGGGTTTGAGAATATAAAAAATGTACTAGGTATTGAATTTAATGCTTAAATTCAATCGTAATAAATATTTAGCTATTAAGAATCAACATAATGGTTATATTAAGCCGACTAATGATCAAATAGAGTCTTGGATTTCAAAACATTTTGATTATAAAACTGCAAATGATGATCAATTAAGAATATGTAATCCTGATGGTGACACTGAATATAGATTGTGGATATCAAGATCAAATGCTGCTGTTCATGATTTTAGACCTAATCATCAACAATTTGATGGATCGTTTTTAAAATTTGTTTCAAAATATAAAAATGTTACTTTTAGTGAAGCGATTAAAGAAGTATGTGGTAATTCGCCAATTATTTCAAGATATACAAACTCTAAAGAGAATGATAACATTCAAAACGATGATCCAATAAAACTTCCTAACGGATCTGTTTTTATTAAAAATTGTAATGGTAAAGCTAGGGATATGTGTATGTCATATCTTACTAAAGTACGTGGATTATCAGAAGAAATTATTTTAAAAGCTAAAGTTAATATTCTTGGTACTGGTATGGTATTTCCATACATACAATATGACATGTTAGTATTTTGGCAAATGAGATCACTGATATCAAAAGTTTTTCAATTTCCTGATGAATCAATTACAAATAAAAAAGCAGGTGATTTTTTATATGGATTTGATGATATAGAACCATGTTCTGAAGTAATAGTTGTTGAATCTATATTTAATAGTTTGAGTGTTAATCAAAATTGTGCTGCTACTGGTGGTGCGTCATTAAAAGATGGTCAATTAAAATTATTAAAATCTTTAAATCCAAAAACAATAATTTTAGCACCTGATAGAGATGAAGCTGGTGTAAAATCAATACAAAAAGATTTTTGTGCTCTAAATAAAATGAGATCTGGAGATTTGTTTAAAGAAATATATTATTGTCTTCCTCCAAAAGAAATAGTTCAATATGGTAAAAAGGACTGGAATGATATGTTATTACTTAAATATAATGTGTATAAATTTATTAATGAAAATAAAAAGTTGGTAACTAATAGACTATTATTTGATGGAATTAAGATTTAGATGGTATTGGTACTTCATATAATGTTTCTATCCTGCTAAGATATATTTCTCTATAACCTTTTTTGTATGCTATTGGTGTGTTTTCTCTTAACCATTTAACTTTATTTGGTAAACTATAATTATATAATTTATTCATATTATTTCTAATTATTGCTGATTCATTTTCATTGACCATATTATCCAATATACAAATAAGTTTTTGGTTATATTCTCCTATTTTTATTACTATTAAATTTTTCTTTTCTGTTCCAAAAGTATATCTAATCTGTGCTAATATCATATTGTTATTTTTTATTTATTAGCTATATGTGAGGATAAATATAATTAAAGGGATAATATGCGTATCAATGATAATATTAATAAGATATATAATAAGTTTAATCGTGAGCGTTTACCATCTACATTATTCACTAAATATCCTGGTCATTATAGAGCTTTAGTAGTTGAAACTAATGATCCGTTGAACATGCATCGTATCAGATTCATCATGCCAGAACAGCATGAACTGGAAATGAAAGAAAAACCACAGGACTGCCCTTGGGCTGTTCCAGCTTTTAAGCATGGTGGACAGGGATGCGGTTCTTGGAGTAGTCCATGTATTGGTGATTATGTTTGGATAACTTTTGAGAAGCAACATCCATATGGTCCGATATGGGTTGGACATGCTGAACCAACTAGGAGAAGATTTTATAAACTTCATGCGTTGTTTCATAAATCCAACATATATGTAGATGATCAAGGTAAGCCTAAAGATGTTGATACAATAGATTGGGAAAATAATTATTTATCAAAAGACAATCGTCCATATTCTCAGGGTATAACTGATAGATATGGTAATATGTTTTTGATTGATATGACTGGATTTTTTCCTGTTGAACATAAGAAAAAAGCATCAACTGCTGGATCTGATGTTATAAAAAGTACTCCTCAAGAATATCGTGAGTCAAAAGAACAACCTAAAAATAATAAACCAGATCTTAAAATGATGGCTATGGTTTCTAAATATGGAAATTATTTTATGATAGGTGATCAAGGATATGATTGGGAATCAGAATTTTCTGGTGATTTTGATGAAGATCATGATAAAGAGAAAAAAAGAACTTATAATTTGAAAAAATTGCTTAACGAAGATGAGCCAGATAGTGAAAATCGTGATCAAAGAAGAGTAGAAATAAGAACTGGATATGGACATAAGTTAGAACTAAGAGATGTTGGATGGTCGTCTAATAATGGTTGGTCCGCTGTTAGTGGTAAAACTGAGTCAAAAAGTCGTGAGAATGATTTATTTGAAGAACAAAACAAACAATCAAAGTATGATAAAACTGATGAAAGATGGATAAAGTTACGCTCTAAAGGTGGGATGTTGATGCAATTTATGGATATGGGATTTAATCCTAAAGATGATGAATTTATTAAAAGAGCAAGAGTTGATGAGGTAGGTGGTAAGGTTGACTCAGAAGATGACGACTGGCAAAAACGTGATGCTAGACAAATGAGATTTATTTCTAGATGGGGATTAAAATTTGTTCTTGATGATCGTGGCAGCGACGAAAAACAAGCTGACACTAAAGAATCAACGCATGCTAATGGTATATTATTAAAAGGTAGAAGAAAAGCAAAATGGAATAAATATTTGAATAATGCTGATAATGAGTCAACTAAGTTTAGAGTGTTGTCACAAACAAGTTCTGGATCACCAGCATACACACCAAAGCATGGTGATAGTGATACTGAATTTGGATTTGGCATAGATATTAATGAAAAAAATGATCTAAATAGGATGTTGTTATATACGCCAATGGCTAAAGCTATTGAAATGAATGATAAATTTGGATATGTGTTTATAACTACTGATATGACTAAATCGATCAGTAGACCATGGAAGTATAAAAAAGAAAATGAATTTGCGATATCAATTTGTATGGGTAATGATCCTGAATCTAATACGTATTCATTAAAATTAGATAGATCTAATACATATACAGCATTGACCACTCCGCTTGATCAATGCTGGGAAGCCAGAGATGGGTTTAATCCTTCTGATGAAGGATTTATGGAAGCTCGTGATATGGATAATCGTGCTCTTATTATGAGCAAATATTTGAAATTAGCTGCATTACATGATCCTTCAATTTTAAAATATCTTGTACTTGATGATAATACTACATTTGTATTACTACATAATTTGCAAAATAAAATTCAGATATATTCAACTGCTGATATTGAATTAAAAGCTGCTGGTAATATAAGGCTGCATTCTGGTGGTAGTACATCTATTAAATGTGCTGATTTTTGTGTTGATGCTAGTGGTACTCAATTTGTTGTTAATGGTGGCGGTTTTGGTGGTAATAAACCATTATTTGCACCAGAAAGTCATGCTTATCATGTTGGTACTAAGGCCGGTCCTGGCGCTGGTCCTAGTTCGCCAATTGGCGGATCAGCACCACCAATAACACAGGCTCAAACACCTAATCAGATACCAGCATTTAGAAAAAAGAAATCAAATAGTCCATACTCTGATGTGTCAGAAGATATTATTAAAGGTGTAGAGCAATCCTGACAAAGTTAACTAAGATGATCATAAAATATCCAACAGCATTATATAATACAATATTACCTGGCCAAAATCAGTCAGGAAATGTTACTTATACTATATCAAACAATAATCCACCAAAATCAAAAAGTACATTTTTGCAATTACCTAGATCTGAAGAAATAAGAAAGTCACCATCACGTATTTATACAAAATATGAAAATAGGAAATTTGTTGGTAATTTAGTATTTAATATTACCGTGCCGACATTAGCTACAGAGGGTAGTGGAATAAAGACATTTGAAATTGGTCAATTTTTAGACTTTTCAAATGAAGATATAGAAAATCCAGATCCATATTCACTTAACTCAATAGAGCTTAGACAAGATACTAATGTAGTAAATTATTCAAAATATGGTTTAAGCAAGGATGAATATAATAATTTAGTAAAAATTGCTGAAAAGAAAATGGATGATATTAATAACCAAATTAATATCATCGCTACTAACTTAAACAATAATAAAGAAAATATTTCCTCAAATCAATCAGATATTAATGAATCAACTAAATTATATAATAATATAATATTAGTACTTGGAGTTGAAAGTACAGAAGCTAAAAAAGTAAAGTTTAAAATTGACCATTATAATGAATATGCTACTAAATTATTATCTGAAAGAGAAATCTTACTTAGTACTCTCGACACATTGAGAAATGATTTATCGAATGTTAGAGAGGTTGTAAGATAATGGCAAAGCTTTGGGGAACTAATTTTCCATTTTATAAAGGTAACACATTACTTGGAGTTACTAGTAAAATATTACCAAGACAAGAAGACTATAGATTAATAAGAAATGATTATTTACAAGGATTGTTAACAATTAAAGGTGAAAGATGGTATAGATTAGACTTTGGTGGTGATATTCCAAGAATTCAATTTGATCCAAATGATGTTAATAGTAAAACAGTACTTGAAGAGAATATAAGACAATTCACTATTAAATATCATCCAACGATTAAAATAACTAATATAGAAATAATAGATAAAGCAAGTAGTCCAAATAATGTTAACGTTAAAATATATGGAAAGTGGGATACTACATCAGCCATGAGTGACCAACTTTTAGCTAGTATACTAGTACCTGTGTCTGGAGCATAAATGACTACTTTAGACACTATTGCATCAGTTGGATCAGATGAAACTGTTAATGATATAATTTCATTACCAAGTTCACCAGAAGAAATTGGAGTAGTATTACCAGCACCAAGTTTAAGACGTATTGATTTTTCAGCACTAGAATTTGAAACTGCTAGAAGAATGGCAATTGAATATATTAAAACATATTTTAACGATGAATTTAATGATTTTATATTAAGTAATGGAACAATGATGTTTGTTGAAATAGTTTCAGCATTGACTGGATTATTATCTGAAAGATCTGATATTATCGCAGATGAATCATTCTTACCAACTGCACAGTCTGTAACAGCAGTATCAAATCATTTAAATCTTATTGGTCAATCATTGCAAAGAGCGACTCCCGCTGTAGCAGACATTGAATGTACATTGTCAATTCCAGCATCATTTGATATCTCAATTCCCGCTGGATTAATATTTTCATTAACTGGTCCAGATGGAAGTTCACTAACATATGAATTATTTAAATCACCAGGAGATTATTCTGGATCAATAATAATTCCACGCAACAAAAGAGGAATAGTAGCATATGCAATAGAAGGACAATTTGGATCAGATGTAGTTGTAACTTCAAATGGCAATTCAAATCAATATGTTGATATATTAAAGAATAATGTTTTAGATGACCCAATAATAGTTTATATTGAAACTGATAAAACATCAACTGAATGGAAAAGAGTTGATTTCCTAGAAACTGCACAAGCAACTGATCAAGTATTCGCAGTAGAACATTATGATACTTTCACAAGAGTAAAATTCGGTGATAATAATAATGGTAAAGCACCAATAGATGGACAAATTATAAGAGCAAAATACAGAACTGGTGGTGGAATACGTGGTAGAATAGGTAGAAACTCAATAAATGAAAGCAGATCAATAGGCGGAACACAAACCGCATCAACAGCAGTATTATTTAATAATTCATCACCATCACGTGGCGGATATGACAATGAATCAATAGAAAGTGCAAAAAAGAGAGCACCAAGAACATACTCAGTACATGATAACATAGCAACAGCAGACGACTATTCAATAATATCGTCAACCTTTAAACACCCAGTATATGGATCAGTATCAAAATCAGTAGTAGTAGTAAGAACAGGTATAGAATATGGAGATCCAACAGATGGAACAACTAATTTAGATTATGTAATACAACAAATAAGAGCAGCGCCAACCGTAGAAGACGCAAAACAATACATGTTAGCAAATTATGTCAATAAAAATATTGTTGATATGTATTTATTACAAGAAGGAGACAATTTACCAATAACACCAAGTAATGGACTAAAAACATCATTACAAAATTATATAACAACACTTAATGTATTCACAGATGAATTAAGAATATATGATGGATCATTATTGGCAATAGATATAGAAGCAACAGTTGTATTAACAAGAAATGCAGATGCAGCAATTGTAAAAGAACAAGTATTATCAGCTATAAATAATGTTTTTGATATATCAAATAGGGATATGGGACAGCAATTCAATAGAAGCGACCTAATATATGCTATTAAAAATGTTGATGGCGTTAAGACAGTAGACTTATATAAACCAGTTGATGATTACCCAGCATTAAGAAAAATAGTCACAAAAAGTGAAAGAACAGCAGGAATACAAGGTGTTGGTATAAATGAATTAATAGTCATAGGATCACAGAATATACAATTCTACCTTGAACAAGGTAATATGAATGTCTAACTGTAGAAAAGCTGAAAATCTTTCATTTTCACATTCAAGATTACCATTGATAAAACCAGAAATACGTGTATATATAAATGAATATGATGTCTTTCCAGATATTAAAAACTTAAATTTTGATGTTCAAAATGAAGGAATGTTTTCAGAACTATTAATAAAAGTTGACACAATATCATGTAAACAAAAAGAAAATCAAACCATTGGAATAATGAACCAATATAATGAAATACAAACTATTATATCAGAAACATAATTAATAAGTATTTTATAAACTTTAATAACATAAAATGTAAATAATTATAAACTTTTATGGAATAAAAAATAATATATGGCAATAACAGGCCCATCTGAAGGTCCAGTAGTATTAAAACTTGATAGTAATCCTATCAAAGCAGAAGTAATGTCCCATTTTGGACACCCAACAATACGTGTAGAATTAGAAGAAACACATTTTGAAATGATATTAAGAACTGCTGGAGACTTTCTGGCTGGATATTTTCCACACGAAGAAAAAAGAGCATATTTTTATACAAAACCATTAGTTGATGAATATCCACTTCCAAGTGATGCGTATTGGATAAAGCAAGTAATGTGGGATCCATCCATCACTAGAATAGGGGATGTATTTGGCAGCGAATCGTATTTATTCAATGTTGGGAACGTTACAGGTATTCAATCGTTATTGCTCGATTTTCATTTACTACAATCATATCGTAAATTTAGTCAGAGAATGTTAGCAACAGAAGGACATTGGGAAGTGAAGGGAGACAACAAGCTCAAGCTTTTGCCGTTGCCCCGTGGGAGTTACCCGTGCTTCGTGGAATATTTTCCCTACGTCAATAGTTGGAGAACACCACAAGCTAGGGAATTGACTAGAAGACTTGTTATAGCCGAGGCTTCAATTATTCTTGGTAATATTAGAACTAAGCGTGCTCTTCCGTTACCAGATGGTGGTACTACTACATTTGGTGGTGAAAATCTTATTATTAAAGGATATGAGGAAAGAGAGAAAGTTTATAAAGAAGCGTTGTTATGTGGAGAGCCACCAGGAATCTATGCTTATTAATTGATCAATACTTGCCGTGGCGTTCCCTATGTATATAATGAGCGAATGGAATTCATACAACTAGATCTTGAATCTCTTAAGAATGAATACAATAATGGTAGTTCACTTAGAACTTTAGCATCAAAGTATGGCACATCTAAAATAACAATAAAGAGAAAATTACTAAAGCTTGGGGTTAAGATAATAAGTTCTACTGAATTTATTGCTGATAAAGAAAGGCATAAGTTAGCATCGACTCCAATTAAAAAGTACCAAAAAAGTTTTGATGCTTTTTCTGATAAAAATACTAAAATTAATGCTTTTAATGATTTTTTAAAGAAAGCGAAATTATTACATGGTGATAAGTTTGATTATTCTAAATTTAATTATCAAGGATATAATATTAAAGGAATAATTATTTGTCCAATTCATGGTGATTTTGAGCAAACTCCAGAAATGCATATAGAAGGAGAATTTGGGTGTAATAAGTGTTATAGAGAAGCTACAAGGATTGGATTTGCTGAATTTATTAAAAAAGCTAATGAGGTTCATCATGATAAATATACTTATACTGAACAACTTTGCAGATTCAAAGATGTTATAAAAATTATTTGTCCTATTCATGGCGAATTTGAACAAAAGGTATCAAATCATTTGAGTGGTAATGGGTGTCCACAATGTATTAATGATAGTAAAAAACTGGGACTTGATGAATTTATTAATAAAGCACAACATATTCATGGCGACAAATATGGTTATAATAATGTTGAATATATTAATAGTAAGACTAAAATAAATATTACATGCAAAAAACATGGTGAATTTAGTATTAAACCTTGCAGACATATTTATAATAACTCTGGTTGTCCAGAATGTGCTAAAGAAATTACTATATCTTCAACGCATCAACAGGTAATTGATTATATTAAATCTTTTGATATTGATTTTAAGATTAATGATAGGCATGAAATTAATCCTTATGAATTAGATATATTTATTCCGAGTAAGATGTTGGCTTTTGAGATTAATGGTATATATTGGCATAGTTATAATAAGGTGGAATCTATTTATGAGAAGAACCGTCATTTAATTAAGCATGATATGTGTGTTAATAAGAATATTAGGTTAATTCAGATTTTTGAATCTGAGATAATTGAGAAGTTTGAAATAGTTAAGTCATTAATTAGGTCTAAACTTGGTGTTAATGATAGGTATTATGCTAGAAAGTGTCAGATAGTGGAATTAAATAGCAAAAGATTTAATGAATTTGTTGATATGACTCATTTGCAGGGTAAGGTTAATACTTTATTAAAATATGGTTTAATGATGAATGATGAGTTGGTTTGTGCAATGGGATTTAATAGGCATAAAGAATATGAATGGGAAATATCAAGATTTTGTTCTAAATTGAATTTTAATACGGTTGGTGGTGCTAGTAGGTTATTTAATAAATTTATTAGTGATTGTAATCCAGGTAAAGTCATGACTTATGCTGATAAGAGGTATTCTGATGGTAGATTATATAAAATTCTTGGGTTTAAGTTGTTAAAGTCTACTAAACCTGGATATTTTTATGTTAAGAACTATGAAGTGTTTGATAGAAGGAAATTTCAAAAGCATAAGTTAAGTTCTATTTTAGAGAATTTTGATCCTATGTTGTCTGAAACTAATAATATGTTTAATAATGGTTATAGGAGGTTGTGGGATGCTGGGCATTGGAAATTTATATGGGAGAAGTGATATTTTAGTGGTATAGTTTTTATAATGTTTCCTACGTATATAAAGTTCTATGGAATTCGTTAAGTTAGATGTTGATTCTTTAAAGTCTGAGTATTTGGCTGGTTCTTCTCTTAGGTTTCTTGCTTCTAAATATGGTACGTCTAAGATGACTGTTAAGAGAAAATTGTTGAAGGTTGGTGTTAAGATTGTTAGTTCTGCTGAATTTGTTGCTGATAAAGAAAGACATAAATTATCGTCTACTCCAGTTAAAAAGTATGAAAATAATTTTATTATGTATTCAAATGATAGTATTAAGAAAGTAGCTTTTGATAATTTTGTTAATAAAGCTAAATCATTATTTGGTAATAAGTTTGATTATTCAAAATTTGTTTATGATGGTCATAATATTAAAGGCATTATAGTTTGTCCAACTCATGGTGAATTTATTCAAACTCCTGAGATGCATTTGCATTGTAAACGTGGATGTCCAAGTTGTTCTAAGGATTCTTTTAAGAGTAATTTAATTGAGAAAGAGTCTGAAGATAATGAACAAAGTGTTGGTAATCCTGTTTCTTTAGAAAAGGCTTTAGATATTATTGATAAAGTGAGGGAATCGGCTAGTGTTAAACGTCAAGAGTATTTTGATAGTGAGTCTGTTAGGGATAGGGATGGTCAGCAGGAGATAGTTGATTTTATTAAGTCTTATGATATTAATTATGAAATTAAAGATGGTCGTAATATTTGTATTATGGATAAGAAGATATTCATAGAGTATTGTGGATTTTATAATCATAGTTTTAGTCATGAGGAGGTTACTAGTGACAGGAATATTCATTCTAAAAAAGCTACTTTGTGTTTGGATAATGGTATTAGGTTGTTACAGGTTTTTGAAGATGAGTGGTTTAGTAAGAATAATGTTACTAAGTCTATTATTTTAAATAAGCTTGGGTTATCTAATAATAATGTTTATGCTAGGAAGTGTGAGATTATTGAGTTGTCTGCTTCTGATTTTAATGATTTTTGTAATGATTTTCATATTCAGGGTAAATTAAATTCTACTATTAGGATTGGTCTTTGTTTTAATGGTGAGGTTGTTTGTGTTATGGGTTTTAATAAGCATCATAAGTATTCTTTTGAGTGTACTAGGTTGTGTTCTCGTGCTAATGTTTCTGTAATTGGTGGTCCTAGTAGGATTTTTAGCTATTTTATTGGCAAGTTTAAACCTGAATCTGTTTTGTCTTTTGCTGATAGGAGATATAGTGATGGTAATGTTTATAAGAAGCTTGGTTTTGAGTTATCTGGTATTACTGATCCTGGATATTTTTATGTGAAGGGTACTAACAGATATTCTCGTCAGATGTTTCAGAAGCATAAGCTTAGTAATAGGTTGAGTGATTTTGATGAGTCTCTTTCTGAGACTAAGAATATGTTTAATAATGGTTATCGTAGGTTGTGGGATGCTGGGCACTGGAGATTTGTTTGGAAAAATATTGTTAAGTAATTGTCAAATTTAGTTTGTGAATATAACTATTAAGAATAAACTTGTTGTGATAGGGAATCAGTTATTAGTCCCTGGTTTAGAGCCTTTGAGTACACAAACTAGTAATATGTTAACTATTTTTATGCAGGGATATAATTCTTATCTTCCTGTTGAGGAAGCTTTAAAATTGATTCCTGGTTCTAGGGTTGTTAAGGATCAACTTAGTTTTGGCACTTTTGGTAGTTATAAGTATTTTGAACTTCCTAATGGTCCATCTCCTGATGGCAGTTGTCCTAGTAAGTGTATTGATGATTGGTATAAGATTTTAAGGGATGCTGCTCAGAATGCTCCTAGTACTCAACAGGGACCAGTTGAATGTGAAGCATATGATAATAATGCTTGTGATACTAATGATTATTCGTCTGACCTTGACCCATTTAAGAGATAAACATGTCAAACCATAGATTCGATTTTGATGATGAGTTGCAACAATCATATTCATCGTTGCAGGATGCTAAAGACAATAGAACTGATGAACAGAAGAATTCTTCTAAGATTGCTATTTATGATCATTCTAATCCTGAAATTGCTAATATGGAAATGGAGGCACTTAATTTAATTAATGATTCTGGTGCTCCTACTTTGGTATATCGTCGTTCTGATGATACTGGTCAGACTGATGATGGTTATAATGAGACTACTCCTCAATATTTAGAACCTGATAATATTAAAGCTATATTCAAGCCTGAACAGGTATCTTTGTCTAAGGTGAAATGGGGTATTGATGTTAATATTAAAATGACTTTAAGTTATTCACGTGCTTATCTTCTTGGATTGTATGGGTCTAGGCTTATCAAAATTGGTGATGTTGTTGCTGTTCCTCATAATACTTTGATTCAGACTCAATCTACTGAGTATCTTGAGGGTAAAGTTAATAGACTTGATAAGTTTAGAATTATTAATAGTTTTGATGCTGGTAATTTCAATTATCGTTGGTTATATTGGAATTGTATAGCTGAACCGATAAGTGGTGATATAGTTATAATACCACGTAGATAAAATTTAATTTATGCTTTTGTCTTGTATTAACAGTGATTATATAATAATATATGAGAATATTGAGAAGAAGAAACCATATATTATCAAAGCACTAACAGATGCAGGAATAGAAGACCAAGATAATATAGTAGACTATCTAGTTAAAGCTGATCCAGTAGCTAATAAATCAGGTGGTAAGAAAACACCATTCATTAACCTAATACTCAAATGGCTAATTAATAACAAAATTAGATTACCAGAGGATATTGATACTGTTAGTGAAATATTAAGTAAAGCTAATGATTTAGTTAATAATAAAGGGGTTAAGTTAGATATTAATAATTATGAATCACCAGGGGATTTAAGAAAAGATGTTAATGAGAAATTGGGAGTTGTTGAGAAGGGGACTTATGATTATCTTGAGTTAGTTGATCAGATTCCTGGTTTTAAATTGTATAAGGTTAACTCATGGGAAGAAGGGGAAAGAGCATTTAAGGATAGTGGTTGGTGTGTACAACGTAAGAATCATTTTGATGGCTATGATCTTCCTTATTTTATGGTTGTTACTAGTGATGATAAGCGTTATGCGTTAATGCATAAGGATAGTAATCAGATTAAGGATGTTCATGATAATAGTTTAACAATTGATAAAGCTATTCCAATTAAGAAATTTATATTAGAGACATGGCCAAAATTCGTTTATAGTAGTGATTTAATATCCATTAATGATTTATGGCCTGGAGCAATAAATGAGATAAAGAAGAATCCAGAATGGGCTTATACATATGCTCATGAAGTTATTAAGGGTAAATGGCCAGAAGGTGAAGAAGCTATTAAGCAAGATCCAGAATGGGCTTATAAATATGCTCGTTATGTTATTTATGATAGGTGGCCAGAAGGTGAAGAAATCATTAAACAAGATCCAGGATGCGCTTATCATTATGCTTATCAGATTATTGGTGGTAGGTGGCCAGAAGGTGAAGAAGCTATAAAAAAAGAACCAGAATCAGCTTATACATATGCTTGTTATATTATTAAGGATAAGTGGCCAGAAGCCGAAGAAACTATTAAAAAAGATCCACAATGGGCTTATCGGTATGCCAGTAATATTATTGAGGGCAGATGGCCAGAAGCAGAAGAAACTATAAAACAAGATCCAGAATATTGGAGTTTATATAAGGCTAAGTTTTTGTGATAATAAAATTTAATTTATGGCAGTAACTCACAATTGGAATGATGTTAGACAGGGTGTTATTAATACTATATCTACGCATATTAAAGATTTTAAGAAAAATGCATTAGAAGATATAAGAATTAAATTAAATGATAAAGGAATTCCAAAAGTTGATGTTAAAAGTAGCTCTGTTGAGTTTGTTGCTATATCAAAAACTGAATATGATTTAGGTAAAGTTTATTTTGATGAGGTATTCAAAGATATTAATAGCCAATCTTGGATTGACAATATATGACAGTTCACAAATTTGATTTTAATCAGGGCCAGGAAAAATTGGATCAATTTATATCTTTAACTTCTGATGATCAAAATAAGGCTAGTCCTGATCCTGGCAGCCCAGTTAATAAAGATGATAGAGATGATTTATATTATGGTAAATCTGAACCACAATTAGCTAATAATTTTGTTGATGACAATATTGATATTAATTATGTTGAAGAAGTTAGAGAAACATATATTAATGGTTTTGAATTTATTGATATTGCTATAAAGAATTATTTTAGTGGTATTAGGATACCTACTAATAAAAAGGGAACTGAAGAATATAGGATGATGAATGTTAAAATTGCAGGTGGTGAATCTGCTACTCTTATAACTGATAGAGAATTACGTAGTGGTAGATTATCATTACCTGCTTTGGCTATTACTAGAACTGGTGAATCTCCTGATTCTAAAAGATTTTCTCCCCCATATGGTAGTGTTGCTAAGAAATATAAAAACAATGGTAGAAGGGTTGAGTTAATTTATAGACCTAATCCATATCTTATAGATTATTCTTTGGAAATATGGACTGAATATAAGAGTGATGCTGAATTTGCTGTTTATTCAATATTATCTAGATTTAATCCATTAGCTTCATTTTATTTAAATGATGTTACAGGATTGTCGCTTGAAGTTGTTATGAAAATAATGAGCAGTACTGATAATAGTGATCTTGAATCTGATCTGGAAACTCATGCTAAGATTAAGAAGACTATTAATATTCAGGTAGAGGGATGGTTGCCTCTTGCGACTAAAGTAGTTCCAACTATACTATCTAAGCCTACATCAGTTAAGGAAGCAGTTATTGGTTCTAATAACATTTTATATGGTGGAGAAACGTACTTAGTTAATAGAGATAGGACATAATATGACTGACATGGCTACTCCATCAAAAAAACCTTTATCAATTAAAGAGATCCGTAAGATTAAGGATAATAGGCGTAAGACTGAATTAAATAAATTGAGAATTTATAATATTTCAAAACTTCAAGTTATTAATATTCAGATGTATGGTAAGAATTCTAAGTTAGTCCCTTATCAACAGTCTATTCAAATAGCTCCTGGTAAGCATGTTGATCTTCCTGCATCAAGATTAATTAGTGAACAGATTGATAATTTAAGAAAAAGTGGGTTTATTACTACTATGAAGGTTGATAGTAGTAAGCAAATTGCTAGTTCTGATTTATTATCACAAATTTCAAAGACTGTTAAGCCTAATAAGCTTAAAATTTTAAAGAAATGATTAATAGCCCAAGTAATACTTGGGCTAAATAGTTTTTTGAAAAACATGCTTATGGCAAAAATATTATAACTTAGCCAAATAACCGGAGTAAATAATGGCCACTTTCCTTTCGCCGGCAATTTTTGTAAACGAAATCAATCTTTCTGCTTTGCCAGCGGGTTCTTCTGGAATAATTCCTGCTTTTATTGGTACTGCTAAAAAAGGATTACTTAATAGAGTTTATACTATAACTAATGCTCAGCAATTTGTTGATGCTTTTGGTGAGCCATTTGCTGAAAGCTTCCTTGGTTATGCAGTTCTTGCTTATATGGAAGAGGGTAATCTTGCTTATGTTATGAGAGTTGGTGTTGAATGTGAACCTGATCAGCCAGTTGAACTTTCAAGTATTTGTGTTGATACATCTGGCAATAAAGAAAGTGGATGGGGCCGTATTCCACTTTTCAGTGGTATAGATTTTGGTAGAATTACTACACGTGTTGCTGGTGATAATGGTTGGTCATTCCATGATGCTTCATCTACATTCGTTGAATTCAATGATGCATTAGTTGATGTTGGTACTGCAGGACCTACTTCTGCTTCGTTAACATTTACCGGAACTGATTATGTTGGTTCAATAAGTGATAGTTTCATTCTTTTAATAACTGGTAAGCCAACCACAACTGGTGGTCCTCCTATGAATGGAGCTACCTATAGTGTTATAAGATCATCTGATGGCGCTGTAGTTGGTACTGGCGTAATTCAGGAGAGTTCAACTCCTGGAACCAGTGAAGATATTACTTTAACTGATGGTATAGTTATTCAAATAGTTATGGGATCTGGTGGTGCTGAACAAACTCTTGATGTAAATGATTCGTTCAGATTCTCGGTTGAGCCTAATAACCGTAATTTCTGTTTCAGAATTGATAATGAAGATGTTTCTAATGTTAATATTTATACAATGCCAATAGCTGATTATGCTACTGCTGAAGATTTTGCTAATGCAGTAAATGCTATTTCTGGTATGTCATCAGAAAGTTATTCTGCTGTAGCAAATGATGACGATACTGTTACTTTCATGAGTAAAATTGCTGGTGAAATGATCCAGCTTTGGAATTATGAGGATGGTACTGGTACTACGACTGTTCCGCAATATCCTGCTGAAGCATTTGCTATTGAAATAGGTCAAAGTCTTTATGCGTTCGATATTCCTCGTTCCAATTTGATTGGACTTGAAACTGGTACATTTGATGTCTCAAGTATCAATAATATTGTCACGATTGAGATGAATGATGTTAATATTACTCAGTTCACTGCTACATTACCTGTTGGTATTGATCTTACTGCTTCAACAATTGCATCGTCAATAAATGCTGCTGCTACTGTACTTGGAGATACTTTAGTAAGGTCATTTGCTCTTGCTATTCCTGGTGGTGAACAAGTAGTTGTAATAGAATCAACTGATGTTCATAAGCTTGGCACTGTCAAGATGGTTGCCAATAGTTCGCATCCTAAGACGATGAAATTTGCTGAGACTGTTGGTATTGCATATCCATACACTGAATCATATCGTGGATATCGTGACCTGCGTACTGCTCTTCCTGTTGGTGGTGAAATAGATTCACAGATACCTCTGTCGTGCGAACAGTATGCTGGTGGTGATGTAACAAAAGCTGCTCAGTGTGCACTTGATAGTAGCTATTACCAAAATATAGTTGGTTGGTTTGTTGCTACATCACCTGGAACATGGGTTGATGGATATAAACTTGGAATAGATATTTATAAAGGATCAAATGTTCCAGCTAATCGTTTTGAAGTTACATTATATGATACCAATGGTATTGTACTGACAAGAATACAGGATGTATCATTTGATAAGAATGATACTAACTACATTGGTACTCTTATCAATCCTACTACTAATCCTAGTAGTAGTTCAACAAATATCAATGGAAATGAATATCTGAACTGGATTGAACGTCCTTCATATTTGAATAATGATTTGAATGATCTTAACACATATGAAGTTCGTCAGCCATCACAATTTGCATCTCGTGAATTTGATGGGCAGGCTAATGGTATTCCTGCTGATCCAATATATTCAACTGAACTTGATCGGGCAATAATTGGTAATCCTGCCGATTATACTGGTATTTATAAGTTCTCAAATCCTGAGACTTGGGATATTTCATTATTGATTACTCCTGGATTCAGCAGCGGTGCTGTTATTACTACTGCTTTGTCAGTTTGTACTCAACGTGGTGATTGCTTCTACATAGTTGATCCTCCGTTTGGACTTACTGCTCAACAGGTTGTTGATTGGCATAATGGTCTTCTCTTTAGTGATTTGAGTGTGGCTCTTGATAGCAGCTATGGTGGTTTGTACCATCCTTGGGTACAGGTCTTTGATCAGTATAATGGTGGGAATATTTGGATTCCGCCTTCGGGCCATGTTGCTTCGGTCTTTGCTCGTACTGATCGTGTATCTGAAATGTGGTTTGCTCCTGCTGGTCTGAATCGTGGTCAGTTCATGACTGCACTTGATGTCGAGACTGAGCATACACGTGGTCAACGTGATTTGATGTATGGTTATGGTAATGCTGTTAACCCAATTATTAAATATCCTGAACGTGGAATTTACATTTGGGGTCAGAGAACATTACAGCGTGCGAATACTGCTCTTGATCGTATAAATGTTCGTATGCTCTTGATTGCTATCAAGAAAGCTCTTGCTGGTACTCAGGGCTTGCTCAATGATTATCTCTTTGAGCAAAACGATGCGATAACTCGTCAGCTTGTTAAGAGCGCTATTGATAATTATATGTCAGATGTTGCTGCTCGTCGTGGTATTACTGCTTGGAGTACCATATGTGATGAGTCAAATAACACTGCTATAAGAATTGATAGAAATGAATTATGGGTTGCAGTCCTCATTAAGCCAACACGTACTATTGAGTTCGTATGCTTAAATCTTGGCTTACTCCGTAGTGACCAGAGCTTTGTTTCGGAAGAAGTGCTTGCTGCTGTTGGTGTGACCACGGCTGCCTAAACTCAAATTTAAAACGGAGAAATAAACATGCCCGGATTTAAGATTAATAATGGTGGCGGTGATGCTGATGCTAAGGTTGAATCAAACCGTAAGCATCGTTGGAAGTTTAGTTTGGAATCTATTCAGCAAGAATGTGTTTATTTAGCTAGTGCTCAACGTCCGCATTTTATTGCTGATGAAGTTATAATGCACCATGACCAGGAACAGGTATATTTTGCTGGTAAGCATCATTGGGATCCAATAACATTGGTATTCTATGATGTGTACGGTGGTAATGCGGATACTAGTAGTAAAATATGGAATTGGATTAATGAATGTATTAAAATTAATGAAGCATCAGCTAATACTCCTAGTTCCTATAAGAAAAATGCTGATCTTCAAATGACAAATGCTGCTGGCGCTGTTAGAGAAACATGGAAGATATATAATACTTGGGCAATAGACGCAAATTTCAATGATCTTGATTATAGCGTTAGTGAAATTGCAACTATTGACGTTAGTATGAAATATGATAGAGCTAGTAGACAGTAATATAATTAAAATCGTTTTTGTCCCAGGAGTATTTAACTCCTGGGACAAATTGTTTTTATGATAGACTGGCAAAAGACTAATGAATTATTTGGAATATTAGAAAATACAGTAACTTCAAAAGATAAAATAGTTGTAATTTGTAATAGTTGTAAATCAATACGTAATATATCATATATTACATATAAAAATCAAATAAGATTAACTGGTAGTGATGATTGTCAATCATGTAAAGGTAAGGCTAATAGAATAAAATATTCAGATTCATATAAATTAAGTGATGAAAATAGGTCAAAATCATTATCATTAACAATGAAGAAAAAATGGGAAAATGAACAATATAAAAATGAACAAATAAATATATTTAATTCTGACATTAATAAAGAAAAATTGTCGAATGCATTAAAGGATAAATGGAAAGATGAAAATTATAAAAATAAAATAATTTCATCTATTAGATATAATTGGAATGATGAAGAATATAAAAATAAAATGAAGATTATACATGATAGTAAAGAGTTTAAGGTAAAATCAAAACCAAAATTGTCAAAAGAACAGTTATTAAAATTAAAAAATGGTGTAAAAGAAAAATGGAAAGATAAAGATTATAAAAATATTCAATCATTATCTAGAATAGGTAAAATTACTAGTGATAAAACTAAAAAGAAATTACATGATATAATGTTATCAAAATGGCAAGAACATGAATATAAAACAAATGTTTGTATTGGAAGAGAAAAAATTAAAGGTAATGAATCATCAATAGAAATTATTTTATATAGTATATTGGATGATCTTGGATTAAAATATATTAAGCAATTTAGAATTGGTTTTTATTTATTTGATTGTTTTTTACCTGATTATAATATTTTAATTGAATGTAATGGTGACTATTGGCATTCATTAAATAAAGCGATTAAAAATGATAAAACTAAATCTTCATATATTATTAATAATTTTCCGCAATATAAATTATACACAATATGGGAACATGAATTTAAATGTAAGGATAAAATAATTGAATTAATTAAATATTGGACTGGTGTTAATATTGATTTGATTGATTTTGAATTTAATAATTTAATTATTAAAGATATTAGTTTGAAGGACGCTAAATTATTTGTTGATAAATATCATTACTCTGGAACTATTGGCAATACTGTATATAGGTTTGGTTGCTATCTTGGCAATGAATTGATAGCTTTGTGTAATTTTGGTAATACTACTAGAAATGAATCTGCTACTAGATTAAATATTAAGTTTTGTGAACTTCTTGAATTGACTAGATTTTGTATTCACCCAAAATATCAAAAGAAGAATTTTGCATCATGGTTTATTAGTAGATGTATTAATGATATTAAACATTTAAATAAATATAAATGTTTAATATCATTTGCTGATAATACCTATAATCATGATGGTATTATTTATAAAGCATCAAATTGGAAAATAGATGGTATTGTTGATCCTTCTTACTGGTATGTTGATACTAATGGTTATGTCATGCATAAGAAAACTTTATGGAATCATGCAACTCAGATGAAAATGTCCGAGAATGAATTTGCAAATAAATATGGATATATTAAAGTTATTGGTAAGGAGAAAATTAGATATATTTATTGGTTATAATTTTATATTGTGTTTTATAAGTAATTATGTAACAAGGATATAAACAATGGCCGACAAAGATAGTCTTCCTGAGGCTGTGAAAGAAAATGTTGCTAGAGTATTTTCAAATAAGGAATCTGACGCTTTAGATAATATTCTGAGCCAAGAAGATGATTATTTCATGCCATGGGAGGATGTCGTTCTTCCTAGTAAGGGTGTTTATTATGATAATTTAATGCCTGATGGTATTATTAAAGTTAAACCTATGGGCATAGATGTCGATAAGATGATGGCTAATCAGAGAATAGTTGCTAGTGGTGAATTATTGAATAAGATTATTGAAGCATGCGTTAAACTTCCTGATGGAATGACTGTTAATGATTTACTGGCAGGTGATCAATATTTCTTATTATACTATTTAAGAGGTATTACACATGGTAATGATTATGAATTCGTAAGTGATTGTCCATCGTGTGGTACTAAGAGCACATACGACTATAATCTTTCTGATTTGTCTAAGACTATAAAAGGTCCAAATCCAGATTATCCAGTTGAGCCTATGGAAGTTGAATTACCATATATTAGTGAGAAAACTAAGAGTTCTGTTTCAGCAATGGTTAGGCTTTTACGTGTTAAAGATATGAGGGACATGGTTAGAGGAAATGTTGTTATTGATCCTATTAAAAAAGGTAAAGCTAGATCGCGTGGTCAATCAAATGGTATTTCTAAGCAGAGTGCTGATGATATTTATACTAAGAATATTACAACTGCTGTTATTGGATTTAAAGTTGACGGTAAAGTATTTAGCGATGATAGAAAGGATAAATTAATTGAAAAGTTGCATCAGAAAGATACTGTTACTATTCGTGAATTCATTGATTCAATAACTCCTGGAATTGATACTTCTGTAGATGTAACATGTCAAAATAATGAATGTAATCGGGACTACTCTATAAGCCTCCCCTTTGGGGAAAACTTTTTTCGTCCATCTAAGAAGTGAATCCCTAGAGTCACAGTATTGGGCGATATGGGAGCATATATTTATACTTAAGGAATATTGTGACTTTAGTTTACAAGAATTAAAATTAATGACTGGTGAAGAAAGAACGTGGTATATTGAGAGATATAATAAGGAGCAAGAAAAGAGACAGGCAGAGGAAAAGAAGGCTTATAGAAGATCTTCACCTAATGTTAGACGATAATGAATATATTAGAATTTATTGATAAGGCTAATTATATTCATAATAATAAATATAATTATTCAATAGTTAACTATATAAATAATAAAATTAAAGTTAAAATTATTTGTAAAATTCATGGTGAATTTGAGCAGACACCAAATAGTCATCTTTGTGGTAGTGGTTGTCCAAAATGCTACATTAATAATATGATGTTATCACAACAAGAATTTATTGATAAAGCTATAAAGGTTCATGGTAATAAATATAATTATTCTAAAGTTGATTATAATGGTAGTCATAATAAAGTTAAAATTATTTGTCCAATTCATGGAGAATTTGAACAAATTCCTACTGGTCATCTTTGTGGTAAAGGGTGTCAAAAATGTAAGATTGATAAGATAACATTGTCACAACAAGAATTTATTGATAAAGCTATAAAGGTTCATGGTGATAAATATGATTATTCTAAAGCTAATTATAAATGTAGTGATTATAAAGTTAAAATTATTTGTAAAATTCATGGTGAATTTGAGCAGACGCCAAATAGTCATCTTCGTGGTAAAGGATGTCCAAAATGTGGTATTGAAAAATTATCTTCAACTGGACAAAGATTTATTGATAGGGCCAAAAAAGTTCATGGTGATAAGTACGATTATTCTAAAGTTAATTATACTCGTCATCATAATAAAGTTAAAATTATTTGTCCGATTCATGGAGAATTTGAACAGACACCATTTGGTCATTTAAATGGTCAGGGATGTAAAAAATGTGCTATTGATAATATGATATTATCGGAACAAGAATTTATTGATAAAGCTAAGAAAGTTCATGGTGATAAATATAATTATTCTAAAGTTAATTGTAAATATGTTCATAATAAAGTTAAAATTATTTGTCCAATTCATGGAGAATTTGAACAAAGAACATCTAGCCATTTAGATGGCAGTGGATGTAAAAAGTGTGCTATTGAAAAATCTTCTTTATCAAAACAAGAATTTATTGATAGGGTTATAAAGATTCATGATAATAAATATGACTATTCAAAAGCTAATTATATTGGTTGTCATAACAAGATTAAAATTGTATGTCCTGTTCATGGAGAATTTGAACAAATAGCTGGCTATCATTTAATTGGTCGTGGTTGTAAAAAATGTGGTAATGAAGTTACTATTTCTAAATCACATCAAGAAATAATTGATTTTATTAAAGAAGATAAAAATATAAATGATCGAGAAATTATAAAGCCATATGAATTAGATATTTTTATTCCTTCTAAAAATATCGCAATTGAATTTAACGGTGTATACTGGCATAGTTATGGTGAATTGGAAACTAAAAAAGAACGTTATAAACATTATGATAAAACATCTACCTGTTTTGATAAAGGAATTAAATTAATTCAAATTTTTGAAGATGAGTGGATTAACAAAAAAGATATTATTAAATCTATTATTAATTCTAAATTAGGAATTAATAATAGATTATTTGCTCGTGAATGTGAAATTAAAGAATTAAATAATAAAGAATTTAATATTTTTTGTAATAATAATCATATTCAGGGCAAATTAAACTCAATAATTAAATTAGGATTAATTTATAACAATAAAATAGTTTGTATAATGGGTTTTAATAGGCATAAAAAATATAGTTATGAATGTACTAGATTTTGTAATATGTTAAATATTAATGTAATTGGTGGTGCGAGCAAATTATTTAAATATTTTATTAATAAATATAAACCAAATTCTGTTTTGTCTTATGCAGATAGAAGATATAGTAATGGTAATTTATATGAAAAACTTGGATTTAAATTGGCTGGAATTACTAATCCAGGCTATTTTTATATTAAAGGTATATGTAAATATTCACGTAAACAATTTCAAAAATATAAATTAAAAAAGAAATTAGACAATTTTAATAATGATTTGTCAGAAGCACAGAATATGTTTAATAATGGTTATCGTAGATTATGGGATGCTGGACATTGGAAATTTGTTTATAATTTTGGAAAATATATTATATGAGTGATAGATTAAGTGCTGCTGCTGGTGGAGTTGTTGCTTTAAATGCTGCATTTTTAAAAAATGGTATTCCATCAGATCCATATGCTATACGTGCAGTAAGAATATATCGTCAATCTGTACGTGAAGAAAATAAAGTAATGGAAATTTTGTTACCATATCCAGATTCGACAGATTATCAATCAGTATTTAATTCTCTTTTTCAAAGAGTACCTTCAACACCAGATTTAACTGGTGTATGTGGGACAGAAACCCCTCCAGTATACATTCCAGGATCATATATATTAAATTTAGAATTGCCTTGTAGTTTAAGCCCTGGTGTTTACTTTGATGTTTGGTGTTTTATTGGCGATTTAGCATGTTATCCAAACCCAAGTGATATTAATTGGGATGATGAATCATTATGGACATGTCAATGTAACAAATTTTATGTTGGAAGTGAAAATGGTTGGACTATTGATGATAATTTAACTAATATTAGACTTGGATTTGAACCTCTTGATTCTAAATTTTTACAGCCAGAGAAGAGATCATTAGAAATAGGTATGATGCCATTACCCTTGTATGACTATGACTACAAAAAAATGCAGGCGATATTACCTACGTTAAGAGCTACTATTTCAATAGAGACTCAGAATTGTGAAACAATAATTAATGATGTTCCAATGAGTATTGGACTTAGATCTGGATCGTATAGATCTAATCCATATGTTTTAAAATATCTTGTTGATACTACTAAATTTTTAAAGGGAACATATAAGTATAAAGTGGTTGTTTCTCTTCCAAATGGTGAGACTAGATCATCTGATTATTTTTATCTTACGGTGCGTTAATGAAAGTATTAAATGAAAGTGGATTGGTTAAGTTAAATAATTATATAAGTCTTGAATATGGTGATTCATTTGCATTAATGAATAAAGATGGTAAAAGTATATTGCATGGTGAAAAATCAGAAAAAATTTTTGAAGATCTTAAGTTATATGGTATAATTTTTGAATCAATTGGAGATAGAGAATATGTTGTTAAAACTATTTCAGAGGAAGATGAACAATTAGATGATAAAAGTGAAATTAAAAATAGATCTACTGATTATGATGATGAAAAAAGAATAAAAGAAACTGTAACTAAAATGTTACCATTTTTGTCGCAACATTTTGCTACAAAAGAGGAAATTAATAACGCTTTAAATGAGTTACGTTCGCAGTTGATTGATCCAAAGAAATTAACTGAATTATTTGATGATATGGCTAAGAAAGTTAATAAATGAAGCTCAAAGATTTGAATGTTAATAATATAACATTAGGGTTGAAAAAGACTGATCCTAATTTTAGGGTTCCAACTTCTAATACATTAGTTGTACCAAACAAAGAGGGCGATAAAGAATCTTCTGATGTATCAACTTCTGATGAAGCGTTGAGATCTAAAGATATAATAGATACACAAACTATAAGTGCACCTAGTAGAAACACTCCTGATATTAGAAGACCTCCTCAAATTTATAATATTCCTGCATAATTTTATGCATCAAATTTAAAGAAAATACGGAGATTAATATGGATTTCATTGACCGGTTAAAATTAATTCTTGAAGCGCCTGAAGATGATATTGATTCTGGAATTGAGCCAGAAGATGAAGGCGATATTGAGCCAGAAGGTGAATCAGATGTTCCTGAAACAGCTAAATCTGAAGATGGTGAAAGTGAAAAATCTGAAGTTGAAAAATTAGTTGATAAAGAGCAAGGTGTTGTTGATTGGACAGGTATACCAGATCCTACTCCTGGTAAGAGTATAGTTGATTTAAAAAGTGTAAGGAAACCGCTTGAAAATGGTTGGACTACAGAAGAGGTTATTTCAGCGCTTAAACCTACTATTCTTTTCTTTGCTAAGAAATATTCTACACCGACATTTAGTGTAGAAGATGGTATTGCTGAATGTATGACTGGTGTTCTTACAGCATTAAAAAATGATAAAGGATTATCAGCATTTACTACTCATGTATATCGTTATCTTTCAACATCTGCTCAAAGAGGGGCTGGTAAAGCTTCTAATGTATCTGGAGTACCACAGACTAAGGGTGGTAAATATGACTTTTTAGCTGCTTCTCGTGCTACTGTTAGTGCTGATACTCCAATGCCTTCAGAAGGAGATAAAGAAGAAACTTATTCTAGTCAAATTGAGAGTCACTATGGTAAAGCTGGTGAGTCAGCAGCAAAACAGCGGTCAATGGCTAAACTTATTAAGCATTTCCTTAATGCACCATCTGTTGGATTATCAGATAAAGAAAAATTGATATTACAATTAACTTATGGTATATCTGAAGATGGTAAAATTAAAGAACCTAAATCGACTAAAGAATTAGCTGATACTCTTGGAGTATCATTAGTTAGAATAAGTCAAATTCGTACTGGTGCTATTAATAAAATTAAAGAATATATTGATGCACGTAAATTCTCAAGTGAAGAGCAAGCAGCGGAGAAACTTGGACTTGAAGAATCTAAATTATTAGCAATAGCTAAAGGATTATTGAATATAATTAAAGAAACAATTCAGCTTGAAATAGATATATTATCAGAAAATCAAATAATAAAAATTGAATCAAACCATCGTGGAATTAATGAGACAGTATCAATTATAGTTGATACTGTCTCATTAGAAGTTAAAAATGCAATAAGTGAAAACAATGAAAGTGTACTTGGTGAAATTAGTAAATCATTACTTGATGAAGCTACTAGTATTGCTAAATCAAGAGTATCAAAAGAATATTTCTGTGAGATGGTCAACAATGTTATTAGCATGCAAGCTCAACCAATTTTAGCAACTATTAATAATTCATTATCAGTTAATCAGATACCATTTAGATTTTTAAGAAATCGTGGTATAGAGAAAGCAATGGGCGATGCTGAAAAGAAAGTATTTGGCAAAAGAAATATTGAAGATGCTGTATATGAAAGTAATGGAGATGTTAGAGAAATAACATGGTGGTATCCAATTAAGTATAGATCAGAAATTAGCAAAATGCGTGATATAATGGGTAAAAAAGGTTTTATAATGAAGGAAAATGTTGGCAGTAAATTAAGAAGTGGAACTTATGTAACTGAAGTAAATGTTCCATATTTAAATAATGAAGGTAATACAACATATAGAGTTGAATTTTTAATATATGGTGAATTTTTAGAAGAAACTGAAATAATAAGAATTGATGATGTTGATACTGGTGATAGGAATATTGATTTAGTAACTGTTGATCTTGATACAATTGAAAAAGCTATTAATGAGAAAATTAAGTCTGGTGAGATACATAAAATATCAGATGATGAAGATAATGAAGATAATTTAACAGTAAGAGAGAATATAGAAGATTTAGCACCTGTTGCTAAAGAATCCCCAAGATATGAAAGAATGTTTTACGAATTATCGCCAGAAGAGCAGAATGTTTTGAATAATATTAAAACAGTTGATGATTTAAAATCAGTTGAAGTTGTTGGTGAATGGTCTGATGATCATGTTCCTTGTGTTGGTGTTAAAATAAATGGTGTAGAGATAGGGTTTTGGTGGTTAGATAATAGTGGTATAGCTGCTTTTCATTATCCTGATAGTGGAAAAGCGAAGCAGACTATTGTTGATATCATAATTGATCAAATTAAAATGTATAACGAGGATCCAGACAATAATATTTAAAGTATTTTAACATTAGTGTTAATAGTATTAGAAGATAATCATAAGCTTAGACTGTCTCAAGTATTTCCTCAACAAGAGGAAATACTATATAAACATTTTAGTGTACGTGATCCAAAAGCTATATATGCTAAAAGTGCTAAAAGCGGAGGATGGGATGGTATATGGCGAAAATACAATAGAAATTCTCAAACTCTTAGAAGACCATTTTTAGCAGAATTAATAGAATTATGTAAAGAACATAATTTTCCATATGAAATAATAGATCAAAGAGAGAAATCTAAATATCCAAGACCATCAGTTGGATCATTTGATAATACGTTAATAGATGGAATTGTATTACGTGATAATCAAATGGATGCATTAAATGCAGTATCATTAAATGGAAATAGTGAAAAAGATATAATCTCAGAAGTAGGGATGATAGCTCATACAACTGGAAGTGGTAAAACTAATACAATGGCCGGAATAATAAAATTATTTAGATGCCCAACAGTAATAATAACTGAACAAGTTGTAGTATTAGACCAAATAGTTAAAAATATGCAGTTAAAAAATGTTGTTCATAATAATGACATAGGATTATTCACATCAGGGTTCACTCCAAATAATAATATTGTAATAATAGGATCAGTACAAGCATTACAAACACCAAAAAAACCAATATGGTCAGAATTTGAAGTAAAATTGACTACTGTAGAAAGAGATTTTTATAAACTAATGATAGACAATTGTAATAAAGCATATGCTAGTGTTGGTGAACTAAATGCTAAATGCTGGTTTAGAACCATATTCATTGATAAATTTATAAAAAACAATCAAGAAAATGTAGAAACAATTCATCCAGAAATAAAAAATGATTATTTTAAAGCATATAATATATTAATAAATAATAAAGAATATTTATCGAAATATAAAGAAGAAGAGATAGAATTATTTTTATTAGATATAAATATAAAGCCAAAAGAATTTGAACTTTGTATAGAAAAAGCCATTAATATATTTATGCCAGTAATAAAAGATAAGTATTTTCAAATAGCTATAAAAGGATATCATTCAAGATTCGAAAAATCACAATTAGTACAAAAATTAGTTGAAAAATGTGAGTTATTAATGATAGATGAAGCTGATAAAGGATCATCAAAATACTATGAACCATTATTTAATACATGGTTCAATGGAAGATATATATATGGATTTAGTGGAACACCATATGATAGAGATAAGCCAGTAGAAAACTTAATACTCAGAGAAAGATTTGGATCAATATTATCAGAAACAGATAGAAAAGAAATGACAGAAGTAGGAAATATACAACCAATAAAATACTATATGATCCAATTTGGAAAAGAAGATCCAATGGATAAAACAGCATTTGATATAGCAGAAAAAAGAGAAATAATTAACAATAATGAATTTCATAAAAAAATTGAAGCAATAATAAATTCATTTAAAGAAGAAAGATTCTTAATATTAATTGATACCGCAGCAGTAGAAGAATTTGGAAAAACATTAGAACAAAAAATTAATGGATCAATATTTATATCAGGACAAACAATACGATCAAAAAGAAATAAAGTACTAAAAGACTTTGAAGAAGGAAACCTAAAAGTATTAATAGGCAGTAAAATACTTAAAAGAGGATTAGACTTACATGCTATAGATAATATGATAATGATTGGTGCAGGTAAAAAAGAATCTAATATAGATCAAATAATAGGAAGAGCAGTAAGAAAAACAGAAAGAGGATGGAGCAGAGTATTCGCATTTTACCATACAGCAAATTATTATTTACTAACACACTCAAGAAGACAACTAAAATTTGTGGTAGGATTAAAACAATATCCAGTAACAATAATATATGGAAATAAACAAATAACAGGCGAAAAATTCATAAAAAATAGATATAAAATAAAACTATATTAATAGTAAATCAAGTCAAATATTAATAGTAAATAATTTTATGCCAGTCCCAGATAAAACTATAACAATAACAGAAATTAAAATAAAACCTAAAAACCACTATTTTGACAATGAATTAGTACAAAACCTATTAAAAAAATACAACTTAAGAGGATGCGTAGATATAGAATTACGTGACGAAATAATGTCACATGCAGATGAATTAATAAGACAAGTAATAAGAGCACATAATTTCGAACACATATTCCCAAACAGAGACAAATCATCATTCTTTGAATTACACCAAGTAGCATGGATGCAAATCGAAAAAGTATTATATAAATACGATCCACGTCCAGGATCTCCAAAACTTTTTAATCTTTTTTCTCAGATTGCTAAAACTAGGATTTTGGCCTATTTGAAAAAAGAAAAGAGAGATAAAAAGAATGTTGTTAATTATAAAGACTTTTTGAATAGGAAACAAAAAGTAAAACTCAAAAATTCTGCAGATGTCGAAACATGGCTACAAGAAGCCAGAGAAATGATGCAATATAATGAAGATTTTATAAAAATACTAAATTCAATAGAATACATATGGTATAATGATGAAAAACCACATGATGGGTTAATAGGCAAAATAGAACAAAGCAGTGGTAAAAGTAGAAATGTTATAAGCAACTTCTTTAAAACATTAAGACTAAGAAGAGATGAGTTCACAGCTAACTTAATGGAAATAAAAGACTACAAAGAAAATGATCCAAGTGATGGAAATGAATTCTTTTACGTAGATCAAGATCAATAAAATATAGTTTATGGCAATACCTAAATCAGTACGTGAAAGAATACATCGGAGAACTAGATCAAAAAAAGTTACTCCACAAGGTACTGATTTACCAGGAAGAATAGCAGTAAAAAAAACAGCTAATAATGATCCCAAAAATAGTGATGTAGATGAAAAGAAATTTATGGAAGACATAATAAAATTTTATAAAGGTGGAGAACCAATAATAGATGAAGACATAATAAAATTAATAGATATATTAATAAATGAATCAATTGAAGGAAATGGAACATCGCCATTAAAAATTGAACGTTTAAATGAAATGAAAGATATTGTAAAAAACAAATTATTCAAAGAATCATCAGATGATCCAGAAATACAATTATCATTCAAAATAAGTACGCGTAATAAATCAACTGCTCAGGGAATAAAAGATTTAATAATAGCATTAGAAGCATTAGGATCATGGGGATGCAGTAGAGAAGTAAAATTATATTTTGATGGCGATGGTCATAATAGATTAAAAATAAATGAATTACAAGTAACTGGTGCAGAACTTGAAGATAATAAAATAAACTCTGATATGGATATAATAACTATTGGATCTTTTGATTAGTATATATAATATATGGCAGATCAAGAGGAAAAATTAGATCCTGACTTACAAGCTTTAATGTCTGAGCTTGGTAAAGTAGAAGGTGAAATAAAGACAGAAATAGAATCGAAACAAATAGAAGAACAAAAACCAGTAGAAGAGCAAAAACCAATAGAAGAAATAGCTGTAGAAGAACCAAAATTAATATCACCAGAAATAGTAAAACATGTTGAAGTTGAACAGGTAGGTATAGCAGATAAAGAGAAGGTAAGAATACAATCAAAACTTATAGGATTAATAGATATACACTGTGATAACGCTGTTAAAATAATAGAAGATGTTGAATCAGATAGAAGAAAATGTGATGATGTATACAATATATTATACGCAAAAGTCCAAGATGGTGATTATAGAGCATCTGATATTGCAGCATTAGTATCAGTTTTACAGACAAAGGGTGACATCAGCAAGACTAGATCGGATATGATGGATTCTGTTGCAAAGATGTTGGCATCAATTAAGAATAATAATACTGTTCCTACAGATCCTAATAATGGGAATGGAGATTTGTCACAAGAAGATATTAAAAAATTATTATCTAATGAACCATAAATTATATTTTTAGAATATACTTGATAAGACCGGCATCCCAATATTTTTGAAATTTATAATTTACTTTTACTTTGTTTTTGTTATATTGTCGATCTCCTTTAATATAAAAATAATTAGGCTTTGTAATTTTTAATAATTTGAATCCTGATTTTTTATGAAAATTATCAATATTATATCTTCTATTTATATTGCTTATTATTACTTTTGGTTTTGTTTTATTAATAAAATAACGTAATAATTTATTTGCTCCATTTATAATATTAATGTTTAATTCGCTTGAATATCTTGTTAATTTCCATTCGTATTTTTTATACTTATTGAATCCCATAACGTATACTAATTTATTATTAATTATTAGTCCTAATTTGACATGTGTATTAATTTTACCTTGTAAATTAGTTCTTATAGTAAATTCATTAAATTCTTTATTTGATAATTCTTTTACTTTACATTTAGATGCATTAACTTTAGTTGATATGTTAACTTGTGATAATATTATTGATTTGATTATATCTTTATAATATCTCCATTCATAATCGGTTATTTGTAATAATTTTATTCCTAATTTATCACATAGATCATGTTTTAAGTTATGTTTAAATTTTGATTTATTAAAATATGAGTGCCAGTATACTCCGTTATATTCTATAGCTAATTTGTAATCTGGTAAATATATATCTAATTCATATGGCTTAATTATTGATCTTGAATTTCTAATTATTTTTATATTGTTTAATAAATTAGTTATTTCGCTTTCTCCTTTTGATATTATATTAATACATTTTGGACATCCATGACCTTTCAAATGGTTACTTGGTGTTTGTTCAAATTCACCATGAATTTGACATATAATTTTAACTTTAATACGATTAGTATCATAATTTATTAATGAATAATTATATTTATTACCATGAATTAATTTAGCTTTATTAATAAAGATATCTTTTGTTGATTTATTATATAAATTGGATTTTATATGGCCACATTTTGGACATCCTTGTCCACATATATGTTTATTCGCTAATTGAATAAAATCTCCATGTATTGGACATGTTATAATTAATTTATTTTTTAATCCTGTATATATTGTTTTTGTATAGTCGTATTTATTTTTATGTTTAATATTGGATTTTAATATAAAATGTTCTTTATTATTGATTTTATGTGAACAACAACATTTTATACACCCATGTCCTTTTAAATGTGAATTTAAAACTTGTTCAAATTTACCATGTACTGGACATACTATATTGTTTTTATATGATGTTAATATTTCATTTGATGTTTTAGAATAAATAAGTTGTGAATAATCATATTTATTACCATGTATTTGTTTGGCTTTTTCAATAAACAAATTTATATTCATATATGATTACTAAAGAACAAAAGAAGGAGATTCTTAGGAGATGTAAAGAGTCTCCTACATACTTTATTGAAAATTTTTGCAAAATCAAGCATGCAAACGCCGGTATTATTCCTTTTAGGCTATTTAAATACCAAAAAGCTTCTATTAAAAAGTTTCAGGAGAATGATAGGTTAATTTATTTAAAATGCCGTCAGAGTGGTATTTCCACCCTTACTGGTGCTTATTCGTTGTGGACGGCGATGTTTCATCCTAATAAGAAGATTTTGATTGTTAGTAAGAGGGATGAGGATGCTATTGGATATTTAGATAGGAATATTAAGTTTGTTTATGAAAATTTGCCTTCTGAGATTTTTCATTGTGTTTTTGGTGATCCTAGGTCTGGTATTAATAGGAGATATCCACCGCCTAAGTTGTGGAATGAGCATACTGTTGGGTTTTTTCATGGGTCTGAGATTAAGTCTTTAACTAGTTCTAAGGATACTCTACGTTCTAATACTGCTTCACTTGTCATTATTGATGAGGCTGCTTTTATTCCTGAAATGGAATCGATGTGGACCTCTGGCCAACCTACATTAATGCACGGTGGCCGGGTTATAGTAATAAGCACGACTAATGGACGTGGTGGATGGTACCATAATACTATTGAGGATGCTAAAGAACATAAAAATTCGTTTGAAGTTATAGAAATTCCATGGTATAATATGGATTGGAGTATAGAATATACTGATGATATTACAAAGAGGAAAATAAGAATTGCACCTTGTGATGGTATAACAAAGTGTGTAACTGAAGAAGATAAAGCAAGATATGGTGAATATAAGAGTCCATGGTTAGAAATACAATATAGGGAGTTACAAGAGAAAGGTGAACCATGGAAATTCAGACAAGAAATATTAATGGAATTTATTGGAGCAGGAAATACGGTTCTTGATACTAATGCAATAATAAGAGTATCAGAAGAAGTTGATAGTAATTTTAAAGTAGTTGAAAGACCAATATCGTATGTAAATCCAAATCTTAGCGAAAAATATTATTTAGATTTTGCTAAATGTTTATGGATATGGAATATGCCAGAAAGAAGAAGATCACCAATAATAGATGCATTAAGTAAAATAATAAAACCAGGAGATGATGGACATAGATATGTAATAGGTGCTGACGTTTCAACTGGAGAATCAACAGACTATCATGCAGCAGAAATAATAGATGTAACATCATCGGAACAAGTAGCAGAATTAAAAATTAGATGTACAATAGATGAATATTCAAGAATGCTAGATTATTTAGGAAGATATTATAATAATGCATTATTGGTAGTAGAACGTACAGGCGTAGGGGAAGCAGTATTACAAGATCTTAGAAATATATTATATTACCAAAACTTATTTTATAGAAGATTGCCAAATGGTAAAAAAGATAAGAAACCAGGATTCCCAACTGGATCAACAACTAAGGGATTTATCGTAAAAGCAATAACTGAAAATATAGGTGCAGAAGATAATAGAGGAATAAAATTCAAATCATCAAGATTAATAAGAGAGTTAAATTGCTTTATTCATTTAGGAAATGGCAGAATAGGAAATGAACCAGGAGCAGGAAATAATGATGACTTAGTAATAGCTGCTGGACTTGCATGTATGGCAATAGTTGAAGCAATGCAAACACCAGATGGTTTATTGCCAGTAAATTCTAAAAATATAACAGACTCAATTGATGAAAAAATAGATGCAACACTTGATGATATGATACAAAAAGGTGGACATGGATTAATGTATCCAATAATGTCAACCAGTGATGAATCATTAGAAAAAACTTCAGAAGAAATGATAATGCAATTTGTAACTCAATTAGGTGGAATATCACCAGAAATGATAGAAAAAAAGAAAGCATTGCTACCAGTTAAACCATCTAAAAAATATTTCTAATCATTTTGTTGGTATTTCATAAATGTGATTAATTGGGTTAGAACTAAAGAAGTATTTCCAAATTTTACGTTTAATATTTTTAGACCTAAAATTGTAGTTAATTGTGATAAATGTAATAAAGAGGCAATATATACTGTAAGAGTAAAATCGAAATTAATAAATAATAATATAAATTGGATATGTCAAAAATGTATTTGTATTAAAATAAGCAATCAATTAAGTAAATTAACTAAAAAATCATGGAAAAACAAAGAATATAAAGAAAAAATAACAAATCTTAGTAAAGAACTATGGAAAAATGAAGAATATAAAATAAAGCATAACATAGCAGTTAATACTAAATTAAATAAAAAGAAATGTTCAGATTCAGCCATAAAAGCATGGACCGACAAAGAATATAGAATTAAACATGTAAATGCAACAATTAACCAATTCAGAAAAGTACCAAGTACAACTGAATTGGTATTAATAAAAATACTTGATGACCTAAAAGTAAAATATCAGCATCAATATTTAGTTGGACCATATTCATTTGATTTTATAATATATACAAATAAAAAACCAATATTATTAGAAGCTAATGGAGATTATTGGCATACAAGACCAAATATTGTTAAAAAAGACAAAGCTAAAGAATCATATATAAATTCAATAGACTTATATAATTTTAAAGTAATTTGGGAATCAGAATTAGTTGATCATGAAAAAATAATAACATTATTAAAAGATTGGGTAGGCATATCTAAATTAAAATCTAAAAATATAAAATTTAATGATTTAAGTTTTTCTGAAATAGATAGATCAATATATAGCAGATTTTTTGGTTGTTATCATTATTTAGGTAGTTCAGGTAGAGATGGAATATCTTATGGTGGATATGTGAACGATGATTTGGTGTGTTGTGCTATATTATCACATCCAATAAAGACAGAATTGTATTCAAAATTTTCATTAATTAAAAAGCAATGTTATGAATTGACTAGGATAGCTATATCACCATTTTATTTTAATAAAAATTTAAAATCATTATTTCTGTTAAAATTAATAGAATATATTAAACAGCATCATAAAGATATTAAATTAATTAGTTTTGTTGACCAAATTGATAGTGAAGAAATATACCAAAATTGGGAATTTGATGAAGTTATAAAATCGTCATATTTTTATATTAATGATAAAGGCTGGAAAATGCATGTTGATACATTATATAAGAAAGCAAGAGGAATGCATTTAAGTGTAGATGAATATGCTAAATTATATAAGTATAAAATAGTTGATCAAAAATTGTTTAAAAGGTATATTTACCATATTGATAATTCAAAGTAAATATAAAGCATGAGTTTCGTTTTATTTGATAAGATTAGACTATATTTTAAACGTGCTAATATATATTCTCATGAAAATATTCTTCAAAACCAATCTAATGTTGATAAAATCTATAGTAATCCAAATGGATTAATTAATCTTTCTGATCCATCTTTTTATATTGAGCAGAGTAATGTTCAGATTAATAGATTAGAAAGGATGAAAGACTTCGATCAGATGGATGAGGTTGGTGAGATGACGTTGGCACTAGATTTGTATGCTGATGAGTGTTCTTTGAGAGATCCTGAAAGGAATCATTCGGTTTTTGTTAAGACTTCTAGTATTAGATTGAAGAATGAGGTTGAGGATTTTTTATATAATGTTTTGAATATTGATGCTCAGATTAGACCTATAGCTAGGTATTTGGCTAAGTATGGTGATTATGCTTGTGAGGTTGTTCCTACTGCTAATAGGGATGGTGTTGCATCGATTAAGACTATGTTTATGTATAATTTTACTAGGGTTGAGACTAAATATGGTGATTTAGTTGGATTTTTTTATCAGCTTCCTGGTGAGCAGCCTGTTTTTTATAATCCTTGGCAGGTTTCTCATATTAGATTGGTTAATTTTGAGCAGTTAAATTTACCCTACGGGAGATCCGTCCTAGATGGTGCTCGTCGTGATTGGCGTAGATTGAGATTGATGGAGGATGCTGCTCTTGTTTATCGTTTGACACGTTCTGCTGAAAAGAGAGTTTTCAAAGTTCCTGTTGGTAATCTTCCTCCTAAAGAACGTGAACAATATATACAAATAATTGCTAGAAGGTTTAAGAAGCAGAAATTTATTGATCCTGCAACTGGTGCGATGAATGAAAAATATGCACCACATATTCAAGATGATGATTATTTTATACCAGTAACCGCTGATGGCGCTGGTGTTGAGATTGACACTTTGAAGGGCGCTGAAAATCTTGATGCTATAGCTGATATTGAATATTTCAAGAAGAAAATGGTATCTGCTCTTAAAATACCATTTAATAGGGTTGGTCTTTCCCAAGAGGGTTCTGATTCTTCTAAAACAGTTGCTCAACAATCTCCAGAATTTGCTAAAGCTATTCAATGGATTCAGGATCAATTGATTGTTGGTATTAAGAAGATTGTTCTTGTTCATTTGGCTTTAAGGGGATATGGTGTTGATGATATGAAGAATTTTGAGCTTAGTATGACTTCTGCTAGTGCTATAGATGAATTATATAGGATAGAAACATGGGCTAGTAGAGTTGATATAATGGGTGGTCTTAAGGAACTTAAAATATTCCCTGATAGTTGGATAGTTGAAAAGTTTACTGACCTTACTAAAGATGAGCTTGAAGTTATTAAGAGAACTATGGAAATAAGTAGTAATAAAGAAGAAAGTAGTGAAGATGAAGAAGATTTCTTTGAAGATATTAATATTAAAAAACTTGTAATAAATGAGAAAAAAGAATTACTTAAAGATGCTGTTAATAGGGTTAATGACTCTAAAATAAAATTTGGACCACATGCATCATTTAATAAGTTGCTTAATGAAAATGAATTTGATGGTATAGTTCATAATAATATTGAACTTAAATCTTCTGTAACTGACAAAGATAAAGTTATTTCTGAAATGAAAGTATTCTTGGCATCAATTGACGATGAGTTATTATTAGAGGATACTACTATTAAGGCTTCAGATATTATTTCATAAATATCTATCAATGCAAAAATACCCTAAATTAAGGTGATCAGCATGAATAAGTCACAAAGCCTGATAACTTCCAAAGTAACGATGGATGCTCGCAAGTTGCTGAGCACTATCAATCAGGGATATGCTGGTCAATTAAAAATAGTTGAATCTAAACTACAAAAGTTTGGATCAGATATTGATAGAAAACTGAAATTAGTATCATTAACCAATAACTCATTAATGTTCGAAGATATTAAATCAAATAATATATATCGTGCTGATTATAAATTTGTTGAGCATCAAGTTGTCTTTGAAAACGTTAAACAAATCCAAGTTGTTGATGAAAAGAAATCAGAAATATTTAACAAAGCTTGTAAAGAATTAGTTGAATCATTAGAAGATGAAAATACTGTAAAAGCTGATAAAATATTTAGTCAATTAGAAAAGGGATTCTGCACTCCTAAAGTAATACCTGAAAGCGGAATGGTAAAAACCCGTGATGGTATAACACACAGAATTAATGTAAGTGAATCAATTATACCTGAATCAATATTCCCAATAGTTGTTAAAACTATTAAAGAATCGTTAATATCATCTAAAATTGTTATTAAAGAAGGCATTCTTAGTTATAATGAAAAGAATGTCAAGATGCCAATTTCTAAATTAACACTGCGTCAGGTTAATGCTCGTCATATGAAGAGCGTTGCTGAAAGTGCCTATAAGAGTGATAATTTTGGCAAACTCATTAAAGCATGTGCTGCACATATATCAAATAACAATATTAAAGAAGCCATTAAACTTTCTAAAGGGTTCTTCACTGAGGAACAGGAATTTACCCTCCTTAATAAATCAGAATTTAAAACACTTATTGAAAATTCATTATTTTCAATTGGCGTATTCAACCACAAAGTAATTGATGACACTACTTCTGTATTATGGGAAACTACCTGCTTTGTTAATAAAGACGATATCATTAGCGAATGGAAGACTGCTGCTAATGATACTAAATCAAAGGCTCTTCAAAATAACGTTAAACTGCTTGAAGAAGTATCAAATGATCCCAAGAAATTCTCTGATACCTATGATTCATTTATAAAATCAATTCTTTCTGAAGATATGTCATCTAAAGCTGTAAAGGCCCAAGCATATCTTAATATGCTTAAACTGGTCAAGAATGTTGTTAGTGGTTCTGATGCTGATGCTGCTGTACAGGGTGCTGTAGATGACCTTGTTATACGTCTTGAAAGTGATATCAATAATATAGATGATGCTACTCTTTATGAAGTTGAAGACTTATTGGCCACGGTTGGTTCTGACCTTATCAGTGATGTTCAAACCCTTGGCGATTTTGATAAAGTTCCTGAGCCACAGGCCACTGATGAATTTGGTTCTGGTGTTGCTGATTTAGAGGGTGATTTTGCTGGTGATATGGGTGATGACTTTGTTGCTCCATCAGTTGGTGGTGACATAGGTGGTGGTGATATAGGTGGTGTTGGTGCTGACATAGGTGGAGGGGCAAGTGATGAAATAGGTGGAGGCGCTGGTCCTGACGTAGGTGGTGATGTTGCCGACATTGGTGGAGAAGCCAAACCAGGATTAGAAAATGCTACTGATGCTGAAACCAATCTTCCTGCTGAAAAAGAAGAGGAAGAAATCGTCGCAGATAGTAAAAAACAAAAAGACGAAGCAATAGTCGAAAACTCAGACTATAAAACACCTGAAATAGATGAAACAATAAAAATAAATGAATCATATGGCCAAAAACCATGGGAAAAAGACAATAAAGATGATAAAGAATGTAAAGAGGATGACAAGAAAAATGATAAAGAATGTGATAAAAAAGAAGACAAAAAAGAAGACAAAAAAGTAGAAGAATCAATGATAGCAGTAGCAGATAGTGACGAAAAATTAATTGAGTTAATCAGTAAAGCCATGGAAACTGACACTGGATCAGACGATCAAAATAAAGATGAAGGAGAATTAATAATTGATGGAGACAAGAAACCAGTTGAAGAATGCGATGACAAAAAGCCTGTAAAAGAAGATAGTGATATAACCGATCCAGACAGCAAGAAATTTGCTGGACATCAAGACGATAAAAAAGATCATGAAGGACAAAAGAGAAATAATCCGCCAAAATTCAGTGATGAAGACTATGATGGAACAGGAAAATTCAAAAATGGTAAAGAGAAGCCGGAAGCTGGGCTTTCAAGCGCCACCAAGGAATAAGCCATGGCAATTGGTGAAATAACAAAAGGACAAATGATAAGGGATTACTT